ATGACAAAAGAACTTGTGCAAGCCGAAGCTGAGCTCGACGCCTTCGAGGCGGAGCTTTGGCACCGGATCGGCCTTAATCCGGACGGCCCACCCGACGCGTATCTCAATGAGGCTGATTTCACCACGTTGCACCGGCTCGACAAACTGCGGGACAGGGTTTCGCTTTTGAGGGCCGCAGCATGACCGATCAGGCCGCGGACTTCGCCGCTTTCCTCATTGACGAGTATCGCGACATTCCAGAACGGCATCGCGCATCTGTAGTCCGCGACCGTTTTCCGAGCATCTCCCACGAGGCGTTCATGCGCGGGTTCGCAATTGCGGAGGAAATCGCGGTCGACGATGCTCGTGAAGGCCTTCTGGCCGCGTAAGCCTTGACGATTTTCGTTGTCAATAGGTTATTGAAATAGCGCCCGCTTAGCGCGCGCCAACACCCACCAGCACTAAAAAATTGAACCGGCCTCGCGCCGGAGAGGAGGAACCTTGCGTCTAATTACTACCGAGGAAGGCCTGAACATCAATCCTGCGCACGTCGTGCAGTTCACCACATTGCGGAGCGGCCAAACAAAAATCCTGCTGTCGACGGGCGGAGAGCAATATGTGGATACGTGCAGTGACGACCTCCGCGACTTGTTCATCCCGGTCATCAAGGCCAATTCTGGGTTCGTTGCGGTGTTTGTCGACCGCTTGAGCGACGGTACTTTTCACTACCGTCGCCGCTCAGTAATCGCATGGCAACTCCGCGCATCGGGCAATTACCCACTCTTCGAGGGCTACAATGAAGGTGACGACGACTATGTAGTGATCATAGATCCCGCTGGCGGTGTCTACGATTCTGACCACAATCTGTTCGCCTCACTTGAGGACTGGCGGAAAGAGTACGAGGCGGAGCAAAACGAGATCGCTGCCCGCGGGGCCAGGGCTGCCTGATGGTTCACCCTTCAATCATTGCAGTCAGACCGGCGCCTCCTGGCGCTGGTCGGGCCATCGCGTTCGTCGATGTCCAACTCAATGGACTGCGGCTGTTCAATTTGAAGCTGGTCGATGGCCCCTCCGGGCGGCGGATTCATGCGCCCTCCGCGTACGGCTCGTCTGTTGCGACCCTCACGCCTGACCTCGCGGCTACACTGGTCCGCCTCGCCAACCAATCCATCGGAGATATCGCCCGCCATGACCGCAGCCACGCAGCTTAGCCCCTCGATCCTCTTCGATGAGCCAGCGATCCGAGAGCACGTGCAAATGTTGCACGAGCTTGCTAATGGAATTGATGGCGTTCTCGTCGTCTCGGTTTTCAACGCCGCCCTGCCGACAGACAAGGGTATCATCACACACCACCGCGTCGGCGACGTCGACGGTATGGTGGAATCGATCATGGCTCACGGCGTCACACGGGGCGCCAACGTCTACGCGGGCCTTCAGGTTATGCGTCCTGGACTTGCCCGCGGCAAGCGCGGGACCGAGGCCGATATCGTCGCGGTTCTTGGCCTCGTCGCCGACATGGACGGGGACACGGGTAAGGCGGCCGGCGAACTGCCAGTCGAGCCCAACTACACCATCGAGACCAGTCCCGGGAATGGACAGCCGTTTTGGCTGTTTGATCGCGCCTTGCCGCCGGCAGAAGCGAGGCCGCTTGCAGCAGCTCTCCGTCGCGCTACAGGTAGCGATGCGGGAACCGCTGATATTTGTCACGTCTGGCGCGTCAGTGGCACTCTAAACTGGCCTGGCGCCACTAAGCTTGCCCGCGGTCGAGATCCAGAGCCCGTCCCGGTAACGGTTGCCGAAGCATGGGACGGGTCGCTGACTAGCATTGAGAATCTTCGAAACGAGCTCGAGCCTTGGTCGTCTGCCGCGGTACCCACGGGGCCAGTGGCACTGGGCGAGCTTCCTATGGTCGATGGCATCGAGATCAGCCCCGTTGCTGCGGAAATGCTGGCGGCGGATGATGTTGAAAAGCGCTCCGAACACGCGGCGCGGGTGGTCGAGCAGTTGGGTTTCGATGGGCTTACAGCGGAGCAGGCTTGTGCGGCATTTCTTTCGGCGACTGGCAACTGGTTTGCGCGATACGAAGGAAAGGACCCCGTTGCTGATTTCAAACGGCTTTGGGGAAAATACGCGGTACACCATGCCGAGGAGCGGGCGCATGCAGCCAGCGTGGCGGAGATTTTCTCGGGCAACCGTATGAAAACCACGCCAGTCCCCGCCAACGACAACAACAAAATGCCGGCCGCTCCCGAGAAGGAAATCCCTCGGCCGGTAGACCCTTGGGCACAGCGGTCTCATCCGACCTTGCCGTTCGGACTGCTCCCGGCCGGGATTGAGGACTTCGCGCGCTCGCAGGCGGAGATTATGGGCGTCGACGCCGGAGGGTTAGCGGCCGCGGCACTCGCGGTCTGTGCCGCGGCGCTTCCAGACAGGATCACGTTGAGGGTAAAGCGGCACGACGAATGGGAGGAGTCCGCGCGTATATGGGTGGCGCTCATTGGCAATCCGAGCGCCAAGAAATCTCCTATCATCAGCGCCGCGACCCGGCCGTTGCGGTCGATCGATGACGAATTGGTGCGAGCCTACCTCAATGAGAAGCGCTTATACGACGGGCTCGACAAAGCCGGGAAAAGCGACAAGCCGGCGCCGAAGCAGATCCGTGCCCGTATGGAGGATGTGACGGTTGAGGCTGCGCAGGAAATCCTGCGCGATACAACAGAGGGCGTCCTGCTCATCCGCGACGAACTCTCTGGCTGGTTCGGCTCGATGGAGAAATATGGGACAGGGAAGGGAGCGGCTGCCGACCGCAGTTTTTGGCTTCAGGCGTTCAACGGGGGGAGCTATAGCGTCAACCGCGTGGGGCGTGGCGTCGTCGCGATAGATAATCTGTCTGTGTCCATGCTCGGTGGCATCCAGCCGGAACCAATCCGGAGGATTGCTGCCGATACTGCGGATGACGGCTTGCTCCAACGTCTTTTCCCAATCTGCTTGGGGCCGTCGTCGGTAGGCCTTGATGTGCCGCCCTCCGCCGCCGTCGGTCAGTACGCGGGGCTGGTGCATCGCCTCCATCAGATGCAGCGCCCCCTACAGGGCAAAATGCTTGAGGTGTCGCTGAAGTTTGACGCGGCGGCTCAGGACTTGCGGCATGAACTATCTGAAAAGCATCACGAAATGCAGACGAGTTGGGAGATACTCAACAAGAAGCTTGCCGCGCACATCGGGAAGTATGACGGCCTATACGCCAGGCTTTGCGTGCTCTTTCACTGCATTGAAGCCGAGAGCACGAGGCCATCCACCACGGTTTCGATTGATGTGGCACAGCGGGTCGCGGAGTTCCTGCACGAGTTTTTGTTCCCCCATGCTTTGGCGTTTTACCAGAACGTCTTGGGGCTTTCAGATCGGCACGACGCGGTTCTAGCGACTGCCGGATGGATACTGTCTCACCGACCGGAGAAGATCACAGTGCGAGACGTGCGCCGAGGCGACCGGACCATGCGGGAGATGGATGTTGACCAGGCCGAGGAGGTGCTTCGAAAGCTCGATGCGCTCTCATGGGTGGAGCCAGTCCCGACGGCGCGAAAAGATTCCACGACTTACATCGTCAATCCGGCGGTCTTCGATGATTTTGCGCACCGAGCGGAGAAGGAAAAAGCGCGGCGCGAGCGAGTTCGCGAACTGGTTGCGTTGCCGTGATAAGTGCAAGTGTCACCAAATGTCCCTTGCGCGCGCAGCAACACGATAGGAATCCAACTCTTTTCTTCATTTTTCGCAGTCTGTTCCCCGCGCATGCGCAAGGGCCAGTCGCGGCCAGTTCGCCAATAGGAGGAAACCCATGACGCAACACTGGATACAGGCATGAAACGTCGCACCGGTCCCGGTCAGCTTTCCCTCGAGGTGGCGGATCGGATGGCGCCCACCAACCCCAAGTACCAAGGCCGGCATTATCGCTCGTGCCTCGCGGAAGCTCACACGATCATCGAAGCGTTCCGGCTTAGGATTACGGAACTCGAGGACTCGCTGGAACGGCTGAAACGCGACTGCGACTACCGGCTCAGCCTGTGCGTCACTCGCACCGCCGCGGAGGAAGAGAGGCAGCGAGCGGCAGCCTGGATGCGCGAGAAGGCCGCGAGCATTGTTGAGGGAGACGAGGGCATCCCGACGGTTATGTCCTATGCAATCGACTGCATTCCAAACCCGAAGCCAAAATTTTGCACACAGGAGCAACTCGATGAGCGACTCGCCCAGCAATCGTGATCTTAGTCAACTCTCGGCGCTCCTCGCGGTCGCTTCCCACGCGCCCGCACCGCCCAAGCCGAAGAAGCCAACGCCGGCTCCCGCCAACGACAACCGCGCACCCGACGTCCTAGCCTGGCCGACCCTGGAACGTCTCGCTCATCGTGGCGATGAAGCGCGGGTCTATGCACTGCGCCATTGGCGAAACCTTTGCTTCCCAGGTTCCTCCTACATCCCGCCAGAACCGACCGACGACGATACTGACGAACCGCAGGTAGAGGTTCGCCCCTCCGAAGCCGAGCTCCTCCGCGCGGTCGGCTGGACCGTGACGGGGAGAGAGCGATGGGAGCATACAGGCAAATTGGTGAACACCTATGCATCTGCCGACCTATCACCGTCGGTCAAGCGCCATCGAAACGGCACTGTCGACATCGAGCTCGGCGATCTGGTCTTCCGCGATGGCGCGCTGATCGAATGGGGCCGCACGAAACGGGGCAGGGCGCTTCGGCCGGTTGAGCGTGCTCGAGGCGTGAAGGGGGCATCACCTAAGGAGCGAACAGAGGCCGCCATCCTGGCGTATCTGCGGGCGCCAGCAACAACGCCGTCGCCGTTCACTGCCGTGTCGCTTAGGCGTCCGTTTTCCGGCGAGCGGGCGATCCCGGATTTGTACGATCCGCTCCGCAGAGAGGCACCCAGCGCTAACGATAAGCTCGGTCGCTTTGGCGTCGAAGAGGCGCGCGCCGTCCTACGCGACCACGGCGTAGACGGCTCGGTGGCGTTCGCAGATCTCCCGGTCGCCGCGACGCAGTGCAAGGACGCCCTCGTCGTGGGCCCGCAATGGGTGGGCGGCATCAAGAAGCCGAAACCACTGGGCGAGATATCCGCGGCTGCCGGGCCAGAATGTGATCTTTCACGACGCATCGAAACTGGCGACTATGTCGACCACCTACGGAGAATCCTCGGCGATCATGCGAAGGTGCTCGACCTGGCTATTGGCGACGCGACCGCGCAGGAGATTGGCAGCGCTATGGGGAAGGGGCGATCCTATGCGGAAAAAGTCGGCCCGTGGCTGATCGACGCCGCGATTGACGCGCTGATTGCGGCAGATGAGACGGCCCGGTGGGTTGTCGACGAAAAAAAGAAGAAGATCGCGGCGTAATGTCCGGTCAATTCGGTCGTCGCATCGTATCATTATGAAGGGATAGTTCCGGGGGTCGCCTTGCGCGGCCCCTTTTCTTTGGGGCGCCGGCAAGCCGCGGACGTTTTAAACTCGCGAGTGAAACCGGGACTGCCCCGAATCCAATCTAGTTGCTGCGCGCCCGGCGGTTGAAACTATCTACCGCATCACTGTAGTCAGATTCTGCTTGGCGGTTGTCCCGATTGGCGTCGTCGATTGCTTCCTGGGCTTCGCGATTTCGGCAGGTCATATAGTCCTCGACCTCCGATTTGTAGGATTCCATTTCGTCTTTGCAGCGGTCAAATTCCCATTCATCGTCAAACGAACCGTACCGCGTAGCGCAGCTTGGAGCAGACGGCTCTGAGCAGGCGTATGTCGATAGCGGAGTGGCCAGGGCGAGAAGAATGCTAAGCAAGAATGTGCGCATGGGTAACTCCGAACGGTGATCGCATTCCTGCACGTCGGTCGCGAGTTGTCTAGGTTTACATTGGCCCGATCGGTGAGAGTGAACTGCAACTACGTTGCGCGCCCCACACCTTTCCGGGCGCACCTATGTTTGCGACGGACGCTCGGCCGCGTGCGAGCCGGGCGCAACCAAACAGGCAAGGCGGCGCAAGCCGAGAAGGTCGTGGTTCGTTCATGGCCGTTCCTTGCCGACTTCATGAGCATCCTGAGCCTCTGTGGCTGGCTTCGCACCGGGGTTCGCACCGTGGCGGTGTCGGTCATATGCCCAACGTCCTGAAGCAACAGGAGGGCGCCGCCTGCTAATTAGTCGACAAGGCCTGCCACGCTTCGGCGTACCCTGGCGGGCTCTTTATCGGGAAGTCCTCGGCTGAAAGGCCCAGGCTGGAATAAGAGCGAAGCGCTGCGGTCCCTTCGCCTTCCCGACCCCCATTCGGCAGGTCAGCCACTTCGCGCGCCGTAACCCAGAGAGGAGGCGCTGGCTTGCCGAATTCCAATTGTCTGGCGCTCCTCCTCTAGCGACAGACAATCGTGCGGCTGCTCCACTGCTTGGCGGTGTCGAGCGGCCGCTTTTGTTTTCATGCGCTAGGTACAGGAAAGAAATCGGTTTAAAAGCGGTTGCAACCTTAGACTGGGTTGTGATGTTTTGCTAGCGTCCCCACACGTCTAAGTATGGGGGATCGAATGAGACGATGTAAGGCGGTAGCGTATCTAATTGAGGTGCGTAAGCTCAATGCACGGTCGAGCGACAACCTGAAATTTGGGAAATTTGACGGATCTCAGGCGCTGAGAATAGCGCTGCAAAAGATACTGCAAAAGTACCCCAAATATGTCGCTCTGAAGCTGCACGACAAGATATTCAAAGTCGATTTAGACAAGGCAAATGCCGGCCCTCTAACTGGATTAATCATGTCGGGGGATTATGGGCAGGCCGGAGACATTATCGATTCTGCGAGCGGCAACGTATCGTACAAAAAGAAGAAGACGGAATCCCTGGCTGAGCCGTTCTATTTCTACATTGCGGTCCCGGATAACGAAACTAGAGGGATTGTAGTCTTGCAGCAAACTGGTCTGCAGGGTGTAAAGGGGTTGTTTGAGACAGCAGTCGTTGGCGTTTTTGAATCTCAATACCCGGATTACCGCCTGCACGTTCGGCAATTGACTATCGCAGACACTCTTGCGCAGTACCTTAAGGGCGGGAATGTTGAGGAGCTTATAGTTGAAAAACACGAGATTCCAGCCGACATCGCGGATCTGTACGGTGGCCAGAAGAAGGTTTACCCCGGAACTTTTACGCAGATCATTAAGTCAAGCGCGGGTCTCTTTAAAAAGAGCGGTCTAATCGCCTTCGCCAAGGGGCAGAAGAAGCTTGAGGATGTGTTTGAGTTTGACGATCACGGCTTCGATGTCGTTAAGGCCAAGATTAGGATAGGCGACGAGCTAAAGTCCGTAAACTTGACCAAGCCGGATTCGATCTCGATGTCGGTGGATATCACTGATGACGTGAAGTTCGGAGCCGATGGGCACCCGACAAGGGCAAGCCTTAAGAGCGAGTTTGATAAAGTTGCGGCCGACTTGGCGAAACGAGGAGGGATCAAGTTGTGACGTCGAAGATCGATCTCCGTGCCATTGTTCAAGATCATTTTGCAACGTTCAAAGACGAAGCAACCGGTAAGTTTAGTGCCCTCGACTTTGCCGTGATGGTTGGATTCCCTATTGCGGTGGCAGTTGGCTCCGCCGTCGCTGGATTCCACATACCGGATGGACACGTAGGCACTCTCATCTCGGCTTTCGCTATCTTTGGCGGGCTTCTCTTTAACGTGCTCGTCCTGATCTACAGTTTCTCTTCGGGAGAAGAAGAGCCTGATCCGGTGCGAGAAGAGCTCGTACAGCAGTCGTTTGCAAATATCTCTTTCGCGGTCATGTCCTCGTTGTTGGCCGTTATGCTTCTAGTGGTTCTTCTTTTTGTGGGTGGAATAGGGCAAATCATAATCGAGGCTGTTATCTATTTTGTTGGATTGAACTTTCTTCTCACGATGCTCATGGTGTTGAAGCGTATGCACATCCTCTTGCGGGGAAAGTTCACTCGGTAAGTCAGCGGACAGCATTCTCCAACCGCTTTTGTTTCAGCGCCATCGGCGCTCCCCCGGCACCGGGCGTTCGTGGTGCGCTTATAGGTAGGCGATGGCAACCAAACGTCGCGGCGAAAGCGCTGCATGGCAGCACCTTTATAAGCGATCGCGCTGGCTGAATCTGCGTGAGCAGCAGTTGTCCCGTGAGCCGCTGTGCCGGTTCTGCCTTATCACCGAGGACGTGACGGCTGCCGAGGTGGTCGACCACATCAAGGAACACAAAGGCGATGAGGCCTTGTTCTTCGACCCTGAAAATCTTCAGTCCCTTTGCCGGCATCACCATGACAGCGCAAAGCAGGCAATGGAGCGCGGCGTGAAGGTCGTCACCTACGGCGTGGATGGGTATCCCATCGAGATTGGGTAGGGGGAGGGTCGGCCCTTCCGACTGTCGGCCGCAGGAGCGGCGCGGACCAAGAACGTTAATGCAAACACAGATTTTTGCCTCGCGTGCGCAAGCGCGCGTGCGCGAGGAGGAGCGCCATGGCTCGCAAGCGCGGTCGCGTCGACAGCGTCACCGAAGCGGTACGGATCGCTTCCGCTGACGACATCCAAATGCCTGCAAACGTGCCGTTGTCCGACGGTGACATTCCATTTTTCCGGAATGTGATCGCCGAATACGCCCGCGCCGAGTGGTCGGCACACCAGCTTGAGATTGCCGCGATGCTGGCTCGCACCATGGCGGATCTAGTGCGCGAGCAGGATTTGCTGCGCACGGAAGGTGCTGTTGCCTACTCCGAAAAAGGCTCTCCGCTCGCCAATCCGCGCAAGGCTGTCGTTCAGATGCACGCCTCATCGATCCTGTCATTCCGCCGGTCGTTGTCCCTGCATGCGCGGGCGCAGGGTGGCGAAGCGCGGGACGTCGCGAAACGACGTGAGGCGGCGAAGGAAATCGAGGGGGCGGCGGCGAGCGACGACGATCTGCTTCTGGCCTAGTCGAGGTTGAAAATGCTCTCTGAGGCTGTGGTTGGCGCCATCAAGTGCGGCCCGACTCCAGTCCTGCGTGACTGGCGCAAACTTCCCACCGAGAAGCTGACCCGCGGCGAGCGGATGTGCAGGTTCATTGAGACCTACCTTGTCGTCCCTGAGGGCGAACTTGTCGGCCAGCCGATCCGGTTGCTGGATTTCCAGGTCGCGTTTATCCTCGCGGTTTACGACAATCCGGCGGGTACATCTCGAGCGTATCTCTCGATTGCCCGTAAGAACTCCAAGACGGCCACGATTGCCTGCCTGCTTCTCGGGCATGTTGTCGGTCCTGAGGCGTTTCCGAACAGCCGCATCATGTCCGGCGCCCGGTCTCGCGACCAGGCCGCTGAGGTGTTCAATTACGCCAGCAAGATGCTGATGATGTCGGAGCGCCTGAAGGGCAAGTACCGCATCGTGCCGTCCGGCAAGATGATAGTCGGACTGAAAAAGAACGTCGTCTATCGCGCCAGTTCGGCTGAAGCAAAGAGCGCGCACGGCGGTTCGCCGCTTGTCGCCATCCTCGATGAAGTCGGCCAGATCAAGGGCCCGCACGACGATTTCGTGGAGGCGATCGTCACGTCTCAGGGAGCTTACGGCGACAAGGCGATGATCTTCGCCATCTCGACGCAGGCGGCCACGGACAACGACCTGTTTTCTCGCTGGCTGGATGACGCTGAGACGTCCAAGGCACCCCGCACCGTGTCGCATCTCTATGCGGCTCCAGCAGATTGCGATGTCCTCGACGAGGACGCGTGGAAGGCCGCCAACCCGGCGTTGGGCGTGTTCAAGTCCGTGTCGTCCATTCGGGACGATGCGGAACGCGCTGCCCGCATGCCGACCGAGGAGGCTAGTTTTCGCTGGCTTCACCTGAACCAACGCATCGACGCATCGGCGCCGTTCGTGTCTCCTGCAGTATGGCGGGCTTGTGATGGGCCGGTTTCTGATTTTGACGGTCTGCCGGTATTCGGCGGGCTCGATTTGTCGGAGGTGAGCGACCTGACGGCCTTGGTGCTGATGGCGCCGAAGGACGTGGATGGCAAGACTGTCTGGCACGTGAAGCCGACGTTCTGGCTGCCCGGCGATGGATTGCGCGAGAAGGCCAAGGCAGACCGCGTGCCATATGACGTGTGGAACACGCCGGATGAAGACGGAAGGCGGTTTCTTGAGACGACGCCGGGGCCGACGGTCGAATATGAATTCGTGGCGCATCACCTGCGCGGGCTGTTTGACCGAATGGACATTCGGAAGATCGGATTTGACCGCTGGAACTGGCGGCACTTGAAACCGTGGCTCCAGGCGGCCGGCTTCACCGACGAGCAGCTGGACGGCGATAACGCTGTATTCGAGCCGTTCGGTCAGGGGTTTGCGTCCATGTCTCCAGCCCTCAGGGACCTGGAGAGCCTGATCCTGAACAGGCGGATAGCCCATGGCGGTCACCCGGTCCTGACGATGTGCATGATGAATGCCACCGTGAAGCAGGATCCGAGCGGCAACAGGAAGCTCGAAAAGAAAAAGTCACGCGGTCGTATCGACGGCGCTGTTGCTCTGGCGCAGGCGGCGGCAATGGCTGGGACGTACGAGGGAGCCTCCGAGGCTTCGTCGCCGTGGGACAATCCTGAATTCAGTATCGCAAAGGCGGCATAATGGCTGTGAAAGACTGGTTTAGCCGCCGAAACGCGGGAAAGCCTGCGGAAACGCGGGCCAGCATAGAAAATCCGACTGTCCCCGTGAGCGCAGAGAATTTCCTGGCGTTCTTTGGGGTGCAGTCGGCGAACCTACCAGCGGTTACGATCGACACCGCGCTTACCGTGCCTGCGGTGTGGGCGGCGGTGAACTTTCTGTCCCGCACGCTCGCGGCGTTGCCACTGCACCCGTACCGGAAGACAAAAACGGGGTCGGAGCGCATAACTGGAATGCTGGCGACGGTGGTGCACGACGCTCCGAACCCGTCGCAGGACAGCTTCAAGTTCCGGCAGTGGTTTTGGGCGCAGGTGTTTACCGGCGGACGGGGCCTGGCGTGGATCGAGCGCACCCCACAGGGGGTAGAGGCGATTTGGCCTCTTGACCCCGGCAAGACGACGATTTCACGCCGTGGCGGCAAGGTATTCTATACCCACGATGGCGTCGAGTATCCCGCCGAAGACGTGATCGACGTGCCGTTCATGCTTAAGGCTGATGGCCTTAAGCACTACGGCCCGATCGTTCAGGCATCGAAGGCTATCCAGCTTGCCCTGGCGATGAACGACTACGGCAGCAACTTCTTTGCCGGTGGCGGGGTGCCGCCGCTGGTGCTTGAGGGGCCGTTGCCGGCCAACAATGACGCGATGAACCGCGCCAAGGCCGACATCAAGCGGGCGATCGACGGCGCGAAGGGCGCTGGGGAATCGGTCTTCCCGATTCCGCCTGGATACAAGTTGAACCCGGTCGGCCTGGACCCTGCAAAGGGTCAGATGATCGAGGCGCGGCGTTTCCAGGTCGAAGAAATCGCGCGGGCCTACCAGATGCCGCCGGCATTCCTGCAGGATCTGACGCGGGCGACGTTCAGCAACGCAGAGCAGCAGGACTTGCACCTCGTAAAGCACCTCGTCGGGCAGTGGGCCAAGGCGTTTGAGGGTGAGTTGAACCTCAAGGTGTTCGGACGAACGTCGCGCGGGCGGTATCTTGAGCACAATCTCGATGGACTGCTGCGCGGCGACTACAAGACCCGCATGGAAGGCAATGCCCGCGCTATCCAGACGGGGCAACTGACGCCGAATGAAGCGCGCGCTCTCGACAACAGAGAGCCTTTGAACGGTGGCGACCGGCTCCTGATTCAGGGGGCCACGATCCCGCTCGATAAGGCGGGCAAGCAGCCGGCTCCGGCGAATGACAACCAGCCGCAAGACGGCAACGAGGGTGAGGCTGAAGCCGCATGATTGACATTGAACGCCGTTCCGCCGGCCTCGGGCTTGAGGTGCGGGCGGACAACGACAAGCGCACGCTGGTTGGCTATGCGGCCGTTTTCGAGCGGCTGACCAATATCGGATCCTATTTTCAGGAGAAGCTGTCCCCGGGCGCGTTTTCCGACGCGCTGGACGGGGACGTTCGGGCGCTCGTCGATCACGATCCCGGCCGCGTGGTCGGAAGAACCAAGTCTGGCACGCTGCGGCTCTCGGAGGACGGCGTCGGCCTTCGCGTCGAGATCGATGTGCCGAACACCAGCGACGGCAACGACCTGTGGGAGCTCGTGTCCCGTGGCGACATTTCCGGAATGTCCTTCGGTTTCCGCGTGAAGAAGGAAACCTGGGACGAGACTGTGTCGCCACCCATGCGCACCATCGAGAAGGTGGAGTTGCACGAGGTGTCGGCGGTCGCGTGGCCCGCATACGAGGATACGACCATCGGCGTTCGTTCGCTGGAGGCTTTCCGCGCAGGTGCGGAGGACGCAACGGCTGTCGAGCAGAGGAAAGCAGAAAACAGAGCGGCCGCAGAGCGGCGTATCGCTGAAAAGCGTGCCGCCATGGAGCAGAAGTTTCGGGGCATCCAGTCGCAGAGCGACGGGCAGGGCGCCTCGTAGTCACCCGGCGCTGCCGGAGGGCAAGGACGAACGTCCTGCCATTTTCCCCAACAATCGAAGACTGGAGACCAGTATGTCCCTTACGGAACTGCAGGAGAAGCGCGGCCGTCTTATGACGCAGGCTCGCGAGGCTCTTGATGAAATCAAGAAGAACACCGACGAAGCCCGCGCGGCCGAGCTTGACAAGCGCCATGACGACATCATGGCGGAGTTCGATAAAATCGAGCGCACTATCGAGCGCGAGCAGAAGATGGCAGACGTTGAGGCGCGTTTTGCGGCTCGCCAGGAAGAAGAGCGCGCCAGGAAGCGGCCCAAGGGCGAGGACACGGACACGCGCGGTCAGGAAGAGGGCGCGGCTATCGAATACCGTCAGGTGTTCTACAAGTTCCTTGCGGGCGGCGCGGACCCGTCGTTCCTTGAGCCGGAAGAGCGCAAGATCCTCCGCGCTGGCGCAGCCCCGAAGGAAGCCGAGAAGCGTATCCAGTCCGTCGGCACCACGACCGCAGGCGGTTTCACCGTCCCGACGGAACTCGCCAACACGATCATCAAGTCCATGAAGGCTTGGGGTCCGATGTATGACGAGGACATCTGCACCACGCTCAATACGGCGACCGGCAATCCGATCAAGGTTCCGACGGTCGACGACACCGCTGTTACAGCTGAAAAGCACACGGAAGGCACGGCGCTGACGGATGATGGCGGCAAGGACGTCACGTTCGGCCAGAAGTCGCTGGATTCCTACGGCTACGACACCGAGTTCGTGAAGTTCTCGCTGGAGCTTGCCCGCGACTCCATCTTCAACATGGAGTCGCTGCTCGGTCAGCTTCTCGGTGAGCGCCTTGGCCGCATTGCCAACCAGGAGCTGACTGTCGGCGACGGCACGGGCGATCCGAACGGTATTGTGACGGCATCCTCGCTCGGCAAGACCGCGGCAGCCGCCGGCGCAATCACGTACGACGAAATCATCGACCTCATCCACTCGGTGGACCCGGCCTACCGCCAGTCGCCGAAGGTCCGGTTCATGTTCAACGACCTGACGCTTTCGGCCATCCGCAAGCTGAAGGACGGCGAGGGCCGTTACATCTGGACGATGGGTAACGTCCAGCAGGGCGTTCCGAACGTGCTGCTCGGTTACAACTACAGCATCAACCAGGCCATGGCGAACATCGCCACCGGCAACAAGACGCTGCTGTTCGGTGACTTCGGCAAGTACTTCGTCCGTAAGGTCGGCTCGCCGCTCATCGGCGTCCTGCGCGAACGCTTCTGGCCGGATCTCGGCATCGCCGGCCTGATCTACTTCGACGGCGAGCTCGGCGACACCGCTGCCGTCAAGCACCTCATCCAGGCCTGACAATAACGGGCGGGCTTCGGTCCGCCCTCCAATTTGGAGGTGGCGATGAGCTACGAATCGAAAGTCTACAAGGATGCCAACGGCAATCGGCAGGTTGTTTCCGCTGGCGGCGTGCTTAAGCTTGGCAACGCGGTGTTCACCGTAGATGCCAACGGCGGTGTGATCGTGACGGGCCTTCCGACGGCCAACCCGAACGTTGCGGGTGCCCTCTGGAATAACAGTGGCGTTCTGACCATCAGCGCGGGCGCATAATGCTTGTCCGTATGAACGTGGCGATCGCCGGGCCAGCATACGTGCTCGATCCCGGCGACGAGTTTCACTTTCCCGATGACGAGGCTATCCGCCTCATCGAGGCGGGATACGCCGTGCCGGTGGTTGTCGACCCCGTCGAGCGGGCCGTGAATGCAGATGCGCAGGAGCGGCGCGGAAAGCGGGGCAGGGATGTGGTATCCGGCGAAGGTAACGACGCCTCCGGCCGAGCCGGTAACGATCGCTGAGGCGAAGCGCCAGTGCAATGTTCTGCACGACGACGATGACGAGCTTTTCGCCAGTCTGATCGCCGCGGCGCGCGACTATGTCGAGAAGTATTGCGGCACGCCGATTGCACTGCAGACCGTCGAAATGAAATGCGACGGCTTCTGCGATATGTCGCGGCTGCCCGTGGCGCCGGTCAGTGACGTGGAAATCGAATATGTCGCGCCGGATGGCACCACGCAGACGCTGCCGGATACAAACTATGAACTTCGCGCTGACGGTCTCGAGGCCTCTGTCGTGCCAACTTATGGCAAGACCTGGCCGGCGCACCGCACCGGGTCGCGGATCACGGTGACTGCGGTCGTCGGCTATGAGGCCCCGCCGCCTTCCGTGCGGCACGCCATGCTTTTGTGGATCTCGGACGCTTACGAACATCGCGAGAACGGCGAGACACCACCGTGGACGGCGTTCGACGCCCTTCTGGTCAACTATCGGCGCTGAGCCGCAGGAGAACACATGGCAGACATTTCCGTAACAGCCTCCAACGTGGTTGGAGGCGCCGGTGCGCCGACAAAGACCGGAACGGCTGGCGCAACAATCGCGGCCGGCGACGTTGTTTATCTCGACACGACCACCACCGGGAAATGGCAGCTCGCAGACAGCGATGCCGCCTCGGCTGCTGCTCGCGGTGGCACGGCGAACACGGGTATCGCGCTCAACAGCGCTGCTGCCAATCAGCCGTTGGTCGTCCAGACCAGCGGTCCCATTACGCTTGGCTCCGTCCTCACGGCGGGAACCGCCTATTACCTCTCGGGAACGGCCGGCAAGATTTGCCCGCTGGCGGACGTTTCGGGCGGCGAATACTACGTCCTGCTCGGTCTGGCGAAGTCGGCAACGGTGCTGGACATCAATATCCAGTTCCCAGGCGTGGCGGCTTCTGAGTAATGCCGTGGGTCCAGTTCGTTGAGGACTTCGACTGGCGTCAGCCAGGGTTCACCGTGGCCTATAAGGCTGGGATGGTCCTCAACGTAACCCGTGCCTGCGCTGCTGCCGCTGGCGACAAGGCAGTAGCTGCAAGCAAGGAGGAGCGCGATGGTAAAGCGTAGTGGATCAGGCTCCCTCAGCGAACGCGTAGCCTTCCTCCAGCAGGTTGAGGGCGACGACGGCTACGGCGGCGTTGTGGTCGGCTGGCAGGAGCAGTTCCAAGAACCTGCACGGCTTTCCCCCAAGCTTGGCAGCGAACCCGTCGTGGCTGGCCGTCTACAGGGCATCCAGCCGTATCTGCTGACCGTGCGGTCTAGCGCGAGGACGCGTTCAGTAACGCCGGCCTGGCGTGTGCGGAATGTTCGGACGGGCCGCGAGTACAACATCAAGACGTCGGTCAATGTTGATGAGCGGAACGCTTATCTGGAGATGCTGGTTGTTGAGGGGGAGGCGGGGTGACCAAAGTCTTGGGCCTCGCCCGCTTGAACAAGAAGCTACAGAAACTGCCTGCCGCTGCTGAAGCGGCCATCCGTGCCGCAATGGAGCAGGGCGCCAACGAGATCGTCGCGCTCATGAAGTCGTTGGTCGCCGTTGATAGTGGCGATCTACGTGACAGCATAGGCTGGACGTGGGGAGAGCGCCCGAAATACAGCCAAGCCATTGCCAGCGTGAAGTCTGCGGACGGAAAGTTGGCGCTGACTATCTTCGCTGGCAACAGCAAGGTTCGTTACGCCCATCTCGTCGAGTTCGCCACCGCGGCGCACGAGAATGGCGGCATCTATGCCGGCACCATGCACCCCGGAACGAAGGCGCAACCGTTCTTCTTCGTCTCTTGGCGGGCCCTGCGTCGGCGCACGAAATCCCGCATCACACGAGCAATTACGAAGTCGGCCAAGGCTGTTGCTGCGGGCCGGTAGGAGCGCGTATGGCCGATCCTGTTTTTGAGCTTCAGGGCGCGATTATCACGCGCCTACGGGCGACGCCTGCCGTAACGGCTTTGGTTCCAGCCGAACGCATCCGCGATATACCGAACGCAACATGGACGAACGTCGACTACATCAGCGTTGGCCCGTCTAACTTCATGCCTGACGACTACGATTGCGTAGATGGCGGCGAGGTAATGATCCAGTTCGATTGCTGGTCGGTGACGGGCCTCGCTACGGTGCGAGCTATCGCGGACGCTTTGCGCGTTGCAACGCGAGATTGGGTGCCGGCGCTCGCGACAAATCGTGTTGTGTCGTTCTCCCATTGGCGAACGGACTACATTCGCAATCCCCCAATCAATCAGGCGTCGGTCCGCTTCACAGCGATCATCGACGCCATCTAGCGCGTCTCCACCACCCACAAAATCCGAACATCTGGCCGCCTTGAGCGGCCTTTTTCATATGGAGTTATGAATGGCATCGGCCACCACGATCAAGGGCGGAAAAATCCGCGTCATGCTTTCCGACGGCGCATCCCCTGCCGTCTATACCGCGCCGTGCGGCCTCACGCAGCGCAGTGTGACGCTCAGCAAGAACCTGAACGAAGTCTCGATTCCGGACTGCTTGGACCCGGACAAGGTGGACTGGATCGGTCGCGACGCCGCATCGCTCTCCATGTCGATCAGTGGCGAGGGCGTGCTTGCTTCGGAATCGATTGTGGCGTGGCTTGACGCTGCCGAGAGCATCGACTCCGTTGATGTGAAAGTCGAGATCGAGTTCCCCGCGACTACCTACATCTACACCGGCAAGATGCAGGTGGAGTCGCTTGAAATCGGTGCCAACAACGGCGAGCGCGCGACCATCTCCATCAGCATGCAGTCCGACGGCGAAATGGTCCGGACTAGCGAGGCCACGTAATGGCTCGTGATGCACGAATTGAACTCGACTGGGCGGACGGCACCTATGCCTTCCGCCTGGCGTGGGGGCAACTGGTCGAGCTCCAGGAGAAATGTGACGCTGGGCCGTATGTTGTGCTGAACCGTCTCTATGGCGGGCAGTGGAAAATGGAAGACATCGCGAACGTCATCCGCCTCGGCCTCATCGGTGGCGGCACGAAGCCGGCCGACGCGTTGCGCCTGACCCGCGCTTATGTTGAGACCTATCCGCCGCTGGACAACGTACTCATCGCGCAGGCGGTCTTGGCCGCTGGTCTGCAGGGCGCGCCAGAGGAAAAAGTGGGGGAGGACGAAGGGGAGGCGGAGAACGCATCGACGACCTCCCCAACGGAAAAATCAGGCTAGCCTCTATCTACGGCACCGGAGCGGCTATTGGCTTCACGCCGCAGCAGGTCAATGACATGACCATGTGGCAGTTTATGGCTGCGGTCGACGGCTACATCAAGGCCAACAGCACTGACGAACCCGGAAAGCTTGACGGCGGCGAGGTCGATGAAATCTGGGAGTGGCTGCAGGGGAAGGGGTAGTGGTGCTTACGTCTGTTTCGCGCCGCAGTATGAGCAAACATTTGCGTCAGCGCGAATTGGGCTGGCGCATTCCCTGCATTTTTTCATGTGGGCCAGCAGTGTGCTGCTAGTTTCGTTCGGGCGGTAGCTAGCCGCGCCGTTTCGGAGAACCTGAGTTTCCACAGCGATCCGTATTGCCTTCAATTGCGTGAGCATTGAACCGAAGGCAGCCAAAACAACGCCGCCAATAACGGACGTGACTACCCACGGCAATATGAAGAGCAGGGTCGTGGCATTGCCGCTCGATCCAACGATGATGAGTGCTGCGAGCAATGCGAGCAGGACCGTAAGAATCCCTGCGATTTCAAGAAATTTATCCATTTAGCCCTCCGCGACAACGCAGAGTGGCAGCGCGCACGCCAAAGTCAACAGGGAACATGTAGCCATGGCAACCGACATCGAGCGGCTGGTCGTCCAGCTGTCCGCCAACATCAAGAGCTACGAGAACGCCCTGAACCGCGCAATGGGCGTGACGAACCAGAGAACGAAGGCTATCGAGTCTCGGTTCGAGCGTATGAACAAGAACATCAACGCGAGTTTCGCGAACACGCTGAAGGCTGGTGCGGCTGTCGGTGCTGGGGCCTTCAGCGCCCGAGAGGTGATGCAGTACGCCGACGCCTGGACGCAGGCCGGCAACATGATTGCTGCCGCCGCACAGTCGGCTGGCGTACAGACGCGCTCTCTAGAGGATCTGCGTAAGGGCGCAGACGAAGCGCGGACCTCGCTTGAAACCTACGTCGACCTGTATGCTCGACTTATCCGGTCGGCATCTGGCGTGGCGAAGTCCGAAGAGGAGATTGCGCTCGCCACGTCGCTGGTCTCCAAGGCGATGAAGGCTGGTGGCGCAAGCACGCAGGAACAGGCTGCGAGCATTCTACAGCTCGGTCAGGCTCTTGGCTCCGGTGTCCTTCAGGGCGATGAACTTCGGTCCCTGCGCGAAAATGCGCCGATTGTCGCCAAAGCCATTGCCGATGAGTTCGGAGTGACGATTGCAGGCCTGAAACAACTGGGCTCAGAAGGCAAGCTCACCTCTGATCGCGTCTTCCGGGCGATCATCAACGCGCAGAAGCCGATTGAGGCGCAGTTCGCCAAGACGAACGCCACCATAGCTGACAGCTTCACGCGCCTCCGTAACAATGTCATTCAGTACGTTGGCACGGCGGACTCTTCGAGCGGCGTCTCTGTTCGCCTCGGGCAGGCGCTTGGGCTCCTCGCCGACAATATCGGGATCGTTGCGGACGCCGTTCTGGTCCTTTCCGGCGCCCTTCTGGTCAACTACGCCGGCAGAGCGGTAGGCGGGGCCATCTCTGCAACCTACGGCCTGATTGCGGCGAATGTTGCAGAGCGCGCGGCTACCGTCGCTAGTGCGCGGGCTGCGCTGGAAGCTGCGCAGACAAAGCAAGCTGCCGCAGCGGCAAATCTCCGTTACGCCGAGACCGCACTCGTTGCGGCGCGGAACGGCACAGCTCTTGGTCTGAGCGTTGCAAAGGCTTCGCGTGACATGGTTGTCGCGCAAACTGCCATGGCGAGGTCAACCACTGCCGTGACGGCAGCGTCCACGGCGACGACCGCTGCAATGGCGCGAGTTGGCGTGGTGGCCACGGCGACTGCTGGCGCTGTTTCGGTTTTGAATGGAGCCCTTGCTCTCGTTGGCGGTCCAGGTGGCGCAGCGCTTCTTGCTGCTTATGCAATATACCAGTTTTCGTCCAGCCAAACTGACGCTCAGGAGGCTGCGGAGGTCCATGGGAAGTCGCTCAAGGAGCTTACTTTCCAGATTGAGACTTTGGACTGGGCGAACAAGACAGCGGTTGACTCGACGCGGCAGAAGATCGCCGCTGATATCGATGCGGCGAAAGTCGCACTTGCTCGTGCCAAGGCCGAACGGGAGCTTGCGGCGTCTATCGTTAAGGACGCGGTAGAACCTGAGATGAAACTCTATCCGTCGCCAGACGCGACGGATGTGCAGAACACGGTCGATAACAGTCCGGCTGTCAAGGATCGCCAGGACCTCATCGACACCATTGAGAAGCAGGTTGCTGATCTCGAGAAGGTCCAGAAGGACTTCGAAGATGTTGCCTCTGGCAGGAAAAAGCCAACCCGTAACACGGATGGCTTCGGCGGCGGCATAGCCGGCGCAGACGGCGGCTCAGGCAAGAAGAAGCGCAAGAACGAGTACGAGCGCGAAGTCCAGCAAATCAAGGACCGGACTGCCGCTTTGCAGGCGGAGACGGCTGCGCAGGCAGGCCTGAACCCGCTGATCAATGACTACGGCTATTCGACGGCCCGCGCAAAGGCGGCGCAAGATTTGCTCAGCGCCGCTCAGAAGGCGGGCACCGCTGCCGGCAAGGAGCTGAAGGACGTTCAGCAGTTGCTGCGCGGTGAGTTCGACGGCTTATCTCCGGCTGCACGGAAGCAGGCAGAGTCCATGTTGCAGCTGGCGACCAATTACGGCGTGGCGACTGAAGCCTCCCAGCGCTTCGAGGAAAAGCAGGAAGAGATCAAGAAGAAGGCCGAGGACGCGCTCAATACCGCCAAAGACGTCGTCAGCGGTATGATCGATGGCTTCATCGAGGGTGAGAAGGCCGCGGACATCTTCGCCAATTCGCTCAAAAAGATCGGCAAGGCGCTGATCGACGACGTTTTATCCAGCATCTTCAAGGTGCAGAACGCAGGCGGTAGTGGCGGCCTGTTAGGTGGCCTGTTCAGCCTTTTTGGTGGAGGCCAGTTCGGTATCGCTAGCGGCGGCGGCATAGGGCTTTACGCCTCCGGCGGCTACACCGGACCAGGCGGTAAAAACCAGCCGGCCGGCATCGTCCATAAGGGTGAAGTCGTCTTCTCGCAGGCCGACGTTGCCCGTATGGGCGGCGTGGCTGCTGTGGAGGCGCTGCGGCGTGGATATGCGGATGGCGGCCCGGTTGGCGTTCGGGCACCGACCCTGCCGAGAGTAGCGCCTCGAACGGCCCAATCCGCCATCACCGCCCCCATCAGCATCAACATTGATGCCACGGGCGCAGACGCCGCCGGTCTTGCCCGCGTGGAGCAACGGCTCGCCGCTCTCCAGCGCGAGCTCCCCGGCACGATCGTCAAGACGGTCAAGGATGCGCAGCAGCGGCGCGGCCTCTAGCGCCAGCAGCAAGGATTCCAGATGCCAATCACATTCCCCCGCGAGTTGCCGGACGTCGGCTACGTCACGGCAGACGTAGTGCTGCGCGAAGGCGTCACGGCTTCCCCGGCGGCAAGCGGCCTGATCAACTATACGCAGGTCGCGCCGACGGCATGGGAAGCCACGCTTACGACCCGGCCTCTGCTTCTGTCGCAGTTCGCCGAGGTCGAAGCATGGTGGCTTTCCCTGCGTGGTGGCCTGCGCTCGGTGCTGTTTCGGCATCCGCACGTTTGCTATCCGAAGGCACATTGGCAGGACCACGGTCCGGCCGATGATCCTGGCAACCTGGTGAGCGTCACCGACGGCAACGTCCTGTCCGTCAGTAGCGTCGATGCTGCCTTGGTCCTGACCCCGGGCGATCGTATCGGCCTTGAGCGATCGAGCCGCTACTACGTCGGCCGCGTCACTGAGGTGGCGGGCACAGACACGACACGCACGATCACGGTCGAGCCGCCGCCGTTCGCCACGGTTGCACAGGCTGGCGCTGTGGTGCGTTTCGCCAAGCCGGCCATTCTCATGCGTCCCGTGCCGGATAGCTTCCAGGCGCCGCGTAGTGGGCGGTTCTATACCGTTTCGTTCAAGTTGGTGGAGAGTGCGTAATGCTCTCGAATGACGTCAAAGACCTCTACGACGCCGGCCGGATTGCCACCCGGCAGATGATCCGGTTCGACTTCGGAACGGGCACCTATGGCTTCATCGCCGACAAGGACGCTCTGACTTACAGCGGAGTGACCTATCAGCCGTTCGGCCTCATAGAGGTTTCAGACTTGGGCGGCGGGCTTGGCACATCGGCCGACGGCAATTTCACGCTTCGCTTGGCGGAGAGTAAGGATTTCGGTCTCACTCCCGCGATGCTGACCGCGATCGAGGACGAGGACTATCGCGACCGGCCGGTACGCGTGATGGATGCGCATTTCCATCCCGATACGGGCGCGCTGATTCAGGTCGAGACGGTTGCGCGCGGCTATGTCGACACGATCCAGCATCACTTCGGCACGGACGGTGGCGCCTACATCGAGGCGACATGTGAAGGCCGACAACTCGACTACAGCCGAAAGAACGGCCGGTATCGGTCGATTGCAGATCAGAAGCGGCGCGACGAGGGCGACATGTTCTTCGAGCACGCCGCGACTGCCGGCCGGGTTGAGTTGATCTGGGGCAGGGCGGGGCCGTCTGGCGCGCAAACGTCCCCTAATCGAGGCGCGTGGGCCGGAGCGGTCTCGCGCGGCTTCCTTGGGTTGTTCAGGTAGGTGTTATGCGACACCCAGATTGGTTGAAACGCCTCAACGACGTTGTGGCGAAGCATCAGGCATTGCCCGCGCAGTATGGCGTGTCCGACTGCTATCTCATCGCCGACGACGCAGTAGAGGCTGTCACCGGCAGCTTTATGCATGGCGAGGCAGCCCGCCGCTACACCTCGCCGGCCGGAGCGGCAAAGCAGCTGCGCAAGCGCGGCTTCAAAAGCGTGCGGGATGCCTTCGCTGCCCGGTTCACGGAAATTCCTGTCCTACTCGCCCAGCGCGGCGACATCGGCGTCTACGACAACAATGGCGAGATTTCCGGCGGCATCTTCACGTCGGTCGGTTTCATGGTTCGCGGTGAGCAGGGGATTGTCTTCCTGCCGCCCACCGCAGCCCTCGCCGCCTTCAGGGTGGAATAATGCCTTTTCTCGCTCCGGTATTTGGCGCCGTATCTACGTTTATTGGCAGCCTTGGCATCGTTGGCAAGCTTGTGCTCGGCATCGGCTTGCAGCTCATCAGCGCCAAGCTGCAAAAGAACCGCGCCAAGAAGGTTGAGCAGCAGGCCGGCGGGGTGCAGTTCGAGCGCCAATACGGCGAGAACGTCTCGCGCCAGGTGGCTTGCGGGCGTGTCGGCATTGCCGGTCACGACTGCTACGTCAACACTTACGGCGATGCCAACAAACGCCTGCAGCAGGTCTATGCCCTCTCGGACTTCCCGTGCGATGGCCTTTCGCGCATCTGGGCTGGCGGCAAGGAACTGCCGCTGACGCACCAGGGCGGCGGATACTACACCGTCGACAGTGGTGATTATGCCGGGCTCATGTCCTTTCGTTTTTACGACGGCACCCAGGTTAGCGCTGACGCCACGCTTATCAGCGGCTCGAATCCATCCGGCCGATGGACGGCAAACCACGTCGGCACGGGAATCTGCTATCTGGTCGCCTACCTGACCTATGATCAGGAGAGGCTTGCGCAGCCGCCGCAATTCTTTTTCGAGATACGTGGCGCTCGCCTCTACGACGTTCGCAAGGATTCCACGGCCGGCGGCGTCGGCCCGCATCGCTGGGGCGATTACTCGACCTATGAGTGGACCGAAAATCCTGTCGTGATGGACTACAATTATCGCCGGGGCTTTTCGGTCAACGGCGACGTTTTCCTCGGCATGGGCATGTCGCCGGCTGATCTGCCAGTTGATCGGTACGCCATCGCCGCCAATATTTGTGACGAGATCGCCAGCTACGGCAAGCGCTACCGCTGCTCGGTGATCTTCGACGCGGACCTGGAGCACGGCGACAATATCGACGCCGTCATGCAGTCCTGCGGCGGTATCGTGGTCGACAGCGTGGACGGCTCCTGGCCGCTGATCGGAACGAACCAGCCCATCGTGGAGACAATCACCGACGCGGACCTGATCAGCACGGAGCCGATACGCTTCCAGAAGTACAAGTCGCAGGCCGACATCGTGAACTCGGTGCAGGGCACCTATCCGGAGCCATCGAACATCTGGTCTCCGGTCGGCTACGACACGCAGACGAACACATCCCAGGTGTCGCTCGACCGCCGCACGCGTGATTTCAAGCTTGACCTGCCGACGGTGCCTTACAAGGCGCAGGCCAATCAGCTTGCGTCGATCTACTATAAGGAGAACCGATACGAGGCGACGGCGGAGATCGTCGTGCGGCCGCGCTTCCAGACGATCAAGGCGGGCGACTGGATTCGGTGGAATTCGGCACGCTACGGCGACCGCGTATGGATGGTCTCCAGCCGCTCCATCAAGGCGCTCACCAGTGACGGGCCGCGCAACGTGGCGCTTTCGCTCGTCGAGCGCGACGGGGCCATCTACGACAGCGTCGGCGTCTTGCCGCCTGTCGTTCCGATTCCGCCTGGCGAGCCGACCTATGTCAACGAACTGCCGGATTATGCCATCATCCCGGTTATCGCGACCGGCGCCGATGGCCGCTCCTATGCCGCGTTCCGGTTGTCGTGGTCGTCGATTGTCGACCCGACCGTGGTTTCCGTTGAATTCCAGTGGCGCATCAAGACCGAGCCGACGAACATCTTCACCCGGACGGTTCCGGCTGACGCGCAGATCGCCTTCGTTCAGGAGGGCATTCTCAGCCTGACGGAATACGAGTTCCGCTATCGCGTCATCGTCGAAGGACGGCCAGCACCTGGCTATGTCGCATGGGTCAGCATAACGTCGCTCGACGGCGGCAATGCGGACCTTGAAGTTGGGCTCGGTAACCTGAAAGACGAGGTCACCGACGTCTTCAAGCAACTGCAACAGGGGCTCGACGACACCCGCCCGCTGCTGGAACAAATCCTGACGAACCAGCAGCTTCATGGCGCGGTCTCGGAATCGGCGCGCCGCCGCCTGGCGGTGGAGGTCGGACGCAACCGGGCGGCCTTCGATGAGCAGATCGTGGTCGTCGCCAGCGAACTGGAGGCCTTGGCCGAGCAGATCACCGACGTCACGGTCGCTGTGGATGACCGCTTTGCGCAGGGTCGTGTCCGGTTTACCGCAGCGGCTGACCAGACCGGGGCGCTCGCACGGTTCGCCGTGCAGCTTCGCGTCGGCGAGGAGGATGCCTGGACTGATTCCGGCTTCTACCTCCAGGTCGTCGATGACGGCGAAGACGTGCGATCCGAATTCGCCGTCATGGCGGATCGGTTCGTCGTCATCAACCCGGGCGACCTCAACAGCAATTTCCTGCCGCTCGTCTTCGAGGACGGCGAGTTGAAGCTTCAGATTGCCAATATCGGTCTCGTGCGGGCTGGACGCATGCTCTCGCAGAACGAGAAAATGGACATCGACCTCAACAACGGGCGGATCATCATCAAGTCATGACGCAGACGCTCATCGGGCTCGACTACGAAGGCGTGCCGGCGGTAAAGATCACAAAGGGTTCCATTGATCCTGCGGAGGAGCCGGACGATAATGTCGGCTCCTTCTTGTATAACAGCAAGTGGACGAAGGACTACAAGATCGCCGGCATCGACCTGATGCCGCAGGTTGGCGCGGCGACGTTCACGCCTTCTGGGTCAGGGCTTTCCAACTATACGAAGTACACCGAGCCTGTCGGAAGCTTCAACATCAACCGCCAGAACTCCTACTTTAGGAACTCGTACTTTCCAAACCTTGCGTACGATCTTCCGCTCTGCGAAGTGAAGACAAAGCGCATCAGTAACGGCAGGTTTTTCGGCTCAGTTATAACCGAGGTTCTGACCGGATATGATCGACGTGCGGGCAACTGGAGAACCCCGGCCAGGGAATGGTTTGGCTGGGGTACAGGTATGACCGTCTACTACAACGCCGGCAGTGGATACCTCGGCACGGGTACGGTTGTCACCAACGACTTCGTTTGGCCGTCCGGCCAGTTGAACGAGCCGTTTTACAACAACATTGTCGTCTGGAATCTGCCGGGGGACTCCACCGCCATCCTCGATGGCACCCCGCCGCCCCCGGTGGGCGGTGCCACGGTGATACAGTTGGACAGTGCCGGAATGCGGGTGGCAAAGCCGGGCTTCAACCTCAACTCTATCTCGCGTCCGACGCAACTGGCTTTCGATACCGCCAATCACCCCACCAAGATCATCGGGGCGGCGGATATTTACTGCCCGCCGGGGGCGTCCTCCTACGACATAGGTGTGACGATCCCGCCGAACGCGGTTGCGGACGTCCATTTCTACCAGGGGAGCACGATCTATTACCCAATGGAGCCCGTGGGCTTCGAGGTAAAATACGGCGCGGAATACTGGTTCAGCGGGTCCACGATCCAATTCAATAATCCGTACACGGCCTGCCGCGCACGCTTCATAATCTACGCCGTCAGCACGCAGGGCACGACCAGCGGCGACAATGACGTCATTCGACAGTTTACGTCGGGCGGAGAGAACGTTGTCCAGATCCTGCGGCCTGGTGCGGGCGCAAATCCGACCTTTGCCGATATCGTCGTGGATAGCCGGTGGCCCTGCATCCAGATCCTGAAGGAAGGGTATATTTCCGTCGGGACCGGCATCCTCACGCATACGGTCAATTTCGACGGCGCCGGCTGCTTTCCGATGGTCAAATATATGACCGTCCACGGAGGTGGCTCCGGCTCAGGCGGCCCGGAATATTTCGTTCCCTCGTGGAGCAGCCGCGTCCGCGCGCCATTCCTCAATCTTTGTGGCGTCTACAAAGTCGGATGGAGCGGGGGGCAGGGTGGAGACAGTACGTACTGCACTCTGACAAACTCTCAAGCGACATTCTACACGTTCCGGGGGCAGCCGATCCGGCGTTATTACGATGACTTTGAGGACTACAACAACAACGTCGTGTCCTACGACTATGACCCGTCGCCCATCGTCGGCATTCGCTACTACATCCTCGGTATTCCGGCCTGACGCCGCGGCCAAAGGGAAATCCAGCACATGACTGCACTCAACTATACGGCGGGGACCGTCTCCCTGACGAACGGCAGCGCCGTGGTCACGGGCGTTGGCACCGCGTGGCAAATCGCCCTCATCGTTGGCGGCACGATCTACGTCGAGGCCGCCGGCAATCCCTTGCCCATCGACAGCGTCGATAGCGACACGCAAATCACGGCCGCTATCGCATGGGCTGGCGCGACGGGCACATATAATTACGTCCTTCGCCGCAGCACGACCTATGACGAGCAGGTTGCGAAGAACGCCGAGATCTTCGCCCGGCTCGTTGCCGAGCTTGAGGCTGGCACGATTTGGAAATACGACGCGTCCGGCGATACGGCGGGTCGCGCATTTTACGATACGCGGCCGAAGGGGTTTTCGTATCTGGATGTGTCAGGCGAGCAGCCGGCACTCTGGATCAAGGCGTCCAATGACGAGGCGGACTGGGTGGGGCCGTTTTCGTATGGGGTGGGGCCGCAGGGCCCGGCGCCAAATCTCACCTTCTCTCCTGTCGTCACGGGCGCACCGGGAACGCCGGCAAGTCTCGAAGTGACCGGCGCCGGACCCTACGATCTCGCTTTCACCGTCCCGGCCGGCATCCAGGGCTTCAAGGGCTGGACTATTGAGACAGAGATCGTCGCCGACGAACTTCGCTCCGTCATGCGGGTTGCTGACTTCATCGGTGGCGAGGGTGCGAAGCCCTCGGGCATCGGCCACTACGTCGGACACGGCGGCCTGGTCGCGAACATTGCCGATGCCGTCAACATCCGCGGCATGCAGGGTCCTTTGGGGCCGCGCGGGGTCCAGTTCCGCGGTAACTGGTCCTCATCGGAGAACTACACACTTGGCGATCTCGTGGTTGACGAAGACGCCGAAGGTGCCCCGGCCTCGTACATCTCCAATACGACGAACACGAACAGCAAGCCGAGGGACAACCCTTCCGACTGGGCGTTCTTCCCCGGCTCCATCCCCGCGGCCATCAACGATGGAGTCTGGGGCGAAACAATTTCTGAAACTGCAAACGACGGAGTATGGGGCGCATGAGCACCGAGCGCATACTTATTCATGGGACCACCGCGCAGCGCATGGCGACGACGCCCGCGCTGGGGCAGATCGGTAGCGACGACGAAACCGGTCGTATTGTGTTGGGTGACGGCGCCACCCCAGGCGGCATAGAGATGGCGCGTCTTGATGAGGTGGGAGGCGGCACTGCCGGAGAAATCGACTATGACAATTCTGGTTCTGGCCTGGGCGCAGAAAACGTACAGGACGCAATAGACGAACTTGCCGGAGAAAAGGCCAGTAATTCTGATGTTGAGAAATGTGTCCGCGTGGACGAAGCGCAGAATTTTTCCGATGCGGAAAAGGGTCAGGGTCTCGCCAACTTAGGCGCAGGCAGTCTGTCTGGCGATCGGGACAGACTCATCAACGGCGATGGACGGATAAGCCAGGCAACCTATACGACGGTTAATGACGACACCTACTGGTGTGATATGCACTATGTGTTGACGCAGGCGGCAGCAATCACGCCGACGATCCTGACGGACGTCGCCAACGGCCTGCCGTTCATGATGCGGCTCTCGCAGTCTCAGGCCACGGCGCAACGCATGGGTAACGCTCAGATCGTAGAGGCGCAGGTTTCGAAGCGTCTTCGCGGCGAGCAGGTTACGCTCGGCGGAAAGCTGCGGTGCTCGTCCTCTCAGGCGATCCGTTATGCTGTTCTCGAATGGACGGGCACGGCAGACGTCGTCACCTCCGACGTGGTTGCGAATTGGACGTCCGGCTCCTTCACGGCGGGCAACTTCTTTCTTGGCTCGAACCTGACCGTTGCAGCAGTCGGCACCATCACGCCGGCTGCGAATACGCTCACCGACTGGTCGCTGACTGCGAACATCAGCGGGTCATGCAACAACCTGATCGTATTCTTGTGGACCGAAGGCACGGCCGCACAGAACGTCACACTGGATATGGTTTGGGGGCTGGTCCAGGGAGACGCGACAGCTGAAAAGTGGCCTTATGGAGAGCGGGACTTCTCGCAGGAATTGGTGTGCTGCCAGAGATTTTTTGAGGTGCTTGAAATAAGAGTTCTGGGCACCGTTGTGGCTGCGGCAGACAACTCCGGTGCAACATGGCTATTCAAGGTGAGGAAGCGCGCAACACCAAGCATGTTTTGGGCAGGAGCATCTTCTACTCAGTTGCGGCAAGCCACAGTGGATGGTGCCAGAGTGACAAACAACGCGAGTGCCGTCGCGGTAATATTAGAAGGTTCATCCGCAGACGCGAGGCTTTAATTATGATTGTTCACGGATTTAATTCTACTGGCGGTGTTGAAATCACGATTGACGGTGAGCGATGGAGCGTCCCAGATGACCTGACCAACCGCCATCGGCAGATGATCGCCGAATGGGAGGCGGAAGGCAACACCATCCCGCCATATCAGCCGCCAGCGCCAAGCCTCACCGACTACGAGAACGCCATCCAAGGCATGATCGACGCCACCGCGAAGGAGAAGCTCTTCCGCGACGGCGTGACGCTCGCCTCCTACACCGCGTCCACGAACCCACGGTGGGCGGCTGAATCTGTCGCCTTCATCGCATGGCGCGATGAAGTATGGGCCTATGCCTATTCAGAGCTTGCCAAGGTGCAGGCCGGCCAGCGGGATCAGCCAACAGCAGAAGACTTCCTGACAGAACTGCCGCCCATCGTCTGGCCCGATTGAGACCCGGGAACGCCTCGTATCGCTCAACCGGGTCCCCTCACGATCTTACGCAGTACCCACCGTGAGCAGCCCACCTTGTACCAGCAATAGTTAAGCGGGCAATCCGCCCGGCAGGCCTAGCGTCACCAACCAAGGACAGAACCATGAACCGCACCATCCCGAATGGCGCGGCGATCTTGGGCGTTTAATTTAGGACACCCCAATGACCATCACGACCACGTCCCAGCGTGGCCGCGCGTTTCTGCGTGGCCACGAAGGCAATCCGCTGACCTGCTATCTGGATTCGGTCAACGAGCCGACGATCGGGCAGGGCTTCACCATGCGCTCTAAGGCCGTGCGCGCTGCTCTGGGCAAACGCGGCATCACCAAGCTCGTGCCCGGCAAGACGAAGATTACCGCGGAGCAGTCCGACGAAATCCTGCTCGAGGTTCTCGCCGCCGAATTCGAGCCCGCCGTCGTCGCCAACAGTCCAGCCGACCGCAAGCAGCATCAGATGGATGCATCGGTCAGCGCGATCTACAATCTCGGCACAGGGGCCATGGATTGGCAGTGGGCGACGCTCTGGCGGGCAGGCAAGATCAAGGAAGCCGCCGCATACCTCGGCAGCCACTACAACACGGCTGGCGGCAAGAAGCCTGCCGGTCTCGTTCGTCGTCGCAAGGAGGAGGCCAATCTCTTCCTGAACGGCAACTATGCCGGCGTCACGTCGAGCAAGCCGGAAGGCGAGCCGCGCACGGCGACACCCACCAAGACCAAGCCCGACCCGATCGTCAAGGAAGCGCAGGAAATCCTGACCAGCAAGGGCTTCAATCCTGGCGCCATCGACGGCTGGATGGGAGAGAAGACGCGCGCTGCGGTGATAGCCTACCAGAAAGCGCACCCGCATCTTGTGGCGGACGGCGTTATCGGGCCGGCAACGCTTTCTCAGCTGCGGCGCGACGCCGCCACGGTGCGCGAGGTCGTCACCAAGGGTGCGGGCTCCGCCCTTGGTTCCGGCGCCCTTGCGCTCGCCGCTGGCTTGCCTTGGGGCTGGATCGCCGCGGGCGTGACTGTCGCCGTGGTCGGCTACGTCGTCTACCGCAAGCGGGACATCATTGCACGGTGGGTCAACACCTGGCGTGGTAAGGAGGTGGCGGTTTGATCCAGCTTATCCTGAAATGGCTCGGTGGCGATCTCGCCACCGCCCTCACGCGTGCCTACGAGCTCAAGCTCAATGCCGCGAATGATGCCGACCGCATCAAGGCGGACGTGTCCATCAAGGCCATCGAGGCGCAGATGGCGGCGCAGGCGAACAACGCGGTGGTCGTGCGCGAGGGCATGCAGCACAAGGCGTTCTGGATTCCGTGGCTCATTGCCGCCGTGCCGACCGCGGCGTGGTTCGGCTGGGGCATGACGGACTCGCTGTTCAACGGCACCCTGCCGGACGTTTCGGCCCTCCCGCCGCAACTCAAGGAATATGCGGACATCGTGTTCGCGAACATCTTCTATGTAGGCGGTGGCGTTGCCGGCGCACAGTTGATCGCGAAGGCGATTGGGGGCAAGAAATGACCTCAGAACTATGGGCGCAACTGGTCGGCGGCATCGGTTTCTTCATTATCGTGTCCGGTACGCTCTGGGGCATCTGGTGGCGGATCGAGGGCAAGGTGGATAAGGCCAAAACGGAAGCCTCCGGCATGGCCGCCGCTGCAAACGCTCTTGCCGCGCTGACGCGACAGGAGCTCGCCGACCACAAGCTGCATACCGCAGAGACCTACGTCACCAAGGCGGGGATGCAGGAACAGACGGCCCAGATCATGCGAGCAATCGAGGGCGTCGGCAACAGGATCGACAGCCTTGGCGAGCGGCTGGACCGCCTCTATGAGGCGAGGCCGGCGGGGCGTTCAGGGTAGGGGCTCCCTCACGAATCCCTGACAAATACCCCTGCCTCTTCCGCAGCCTTTAGGAACGCCTGCCTGGCTTCTTCGTGGTCAATCCCGCCTTCCAGCGCCACGAGGCACTTCTGCTGCGCCACGGACCATGCCGCCCCTTCGTCCACCGGCCAGTCGTCGAGCAGAACGCGAGCCGCCTCTGCCGTGCTTGAGATTGTGCGGTAGACACCCAGTGTCGTCGTTTCGAAGGTGACGGGGCGAGACCAGTAGCTGCGGTTCATTGTGTGTCTCCACCGTCCCCTGTCGCCGCCACGGCGTCCACGTTGATTTCAAGTGGACCGCTAGGAGTATCCGACAGCAGCGGCATAGCGATAATCGACCCGAATAGGACGATGAATATCGCCAGCAGGCACATGCCGATAATGTTGAAGCGTTGGCGCATCTACGTACTCACGAACACCGTCCCGGGGGCGTTGGAGAAAGCGTGGCCCGGACTACATTGTTCCCTTCATTTCAACGCTTCGGGTTCCACCGCATACTTGGCCTTCACGTCATCGCGCCAATGTGGGTAGTGTCGCGCGCACCACCAGCTTCCCGGCTCGCCTTTCATCCGGGCATAACCCAGGCCGCCCCAATCGTTGCAACCGGGGTGCTCGCAATAGTGTTCGGCATGAACAGGGGCGGCGGGGTGTGTCGGGGTACGGTCGTCTACAGCCATGTCTATCCTCTACGCCGAGTCGGTTACCTCAACCAGAGTGGCAGACCTTCCTCATCCAGCGCTCCGATGTTTTGTGCGACAATCGCCGGCCGCGGCCCCGTGCGCTCCAATCCCTCATCATACCAGTCTTCAACCGCCTTCGCGGCCCGCCACGCTTCTGGCATGCGCCCCGAGTGGGGCAGGGGCCTTTTGAAACCCGGCCATTCAGAGCAGCCGCCGCTCCACATATACGTACCCCGTTTCAAGCTCGTCTGGTCGAGTGATATCCGACCGATGTAAAGGCCGTCATGGAATGCTGACCAGTCTTCCTTCGCTTGATCGGGCACAGTGCGCACCCAGCGGTATTTTCTTCTCCATGGCATCGCGCCAGCTATCGGTCGCCTTCGGTTAGGCCGCGCGCCGCATGGGGCTCCCATCCGCGAACAAATCCTCGGCCCATCGCTCTTCTCGCAAGCTCCAGTTGCCAGCGCAAATACGCGCAGTCAGCAAGCAGGGTGGCGACGGTGGCGCGTACATCGCCATCGTGCCAGGCAAGCGCTGCATCAACTTCATCAGCCTCTCGTCCTCTTTCGAGTGGGTACACGTCGTCGTTCTCCTGCGTCGGTATCACAGTAGGGCTCTGCTTCTAGGTGTATGGTGGGCGGCGGCATCACCGACGTGTTCCTAGTATGTTCTCATTCCGGAATGAGTCAACTGGAGTGTGTAAAGAATCCCGGGCGTTCGAGACCTGCGGTCACAATGACCGCTGTGCTAGATCAGTACCCGGCCCGGCACCAGCCGGCAGCCTTGGCATCAGCTTCGGAACAAAACCACCGCTCGCCCCTCGTGTAGGTAATCCGGGTCTCGTCATAATAGTGCTGACCCGGGACATGATATATCCGCTGGCCGCCGTTGTAGGAGACGTTGCCCTTGATATTGCAGCTCGGGTCGTAGATCTCGCGCGGGACGAGGGAGTACCCGCCGATAGCTAGGAAGCTGGCGACCGACGCGCCAATGACGAGGAAGGTGAAGTTGCTCATTCCCGGAAGGATAACCGTTGGGTGTTTCCTGCCGGTTTCTACATTACATAAAGTTGTCGGCGCATGCACGAAAAGGCCCGCCGGTGAGGGCTGGCTGCATATCAGTTCATCAAGCCCATTTTCTTCGCTAGTTTCGCTTGCAGTGCGCAAGCTCCGGTTCGCTCGATCTCGGACATTTCTCCCATGCGGATCTTTTGAGCGCCAGCGGCAGACTGAAACACCATTCGCGCGGATTGATCCATTTCCGCCAACGTGTCCCTCATGAAGGTGGACACCTTTTCTGGATTGAGCGTGTAGCCGCAGGCGTCGGCAGTCGCGATGATCTGTCCTGCTTCTCTCGCGGTCTGCATACTGTTCAGCCTTGCCATCATTTCGGCCGGCGTTATGTTCTCTTGGGCACCGGCAGGCACCTGGGAGAGAACCGCGAAGGCGGCGACGCAACCGATCACACGCCTACTCACCGGCACTTCAACACCCCTTGCTCTTCATAGCATTCTCGATTGCCTGCACCTTCCCCTTCGCAACCGCAACGTTTCCTTCCTTGTCGCCGCCGAACGTGCTCGACATAGGCACGCCGATCAGGAAGACGCCAAAGGCGTCGCCGTTTGCCGCGTTCTGCTGTTCGGCGGACACCGCGGTGAGAGCGGCCCGCTCCTTGGCGAGTTCGGTTTGAAGCGAAGAACAGCTTTGCGGCGTATAGGCTGCCATCGGAATGTCTGCCGGCACGATTGCGTCCGGGCGCTTTGCACACGATGTGGCAGTAGCCGCGGCGAGCGCGACGGCAAGGTATTTGAATTTCATTGTGTCCCCCAGAATTGCGCGCTGATCAAAGCAGATCGATCTGGGGTTGTCGAGGGGTGGCAATAGTGCGAATGGCCGACCAATAGCGTTCTGGCCTGAACAAAAAGTTGGAAAATCCACTTTCGCTTTTGCCTTGCCGGCAAACGTGTCGCACAATGCTGAAGACGCCCGAGAGATGAGGACGCGGCAAACGTCCTCATCTTCGGCGGGTGTCGCCAGTAGTCGGGGGGGGGCGGGAAATGCTGCGGTGTCAACGCACCCGCTTCCTCCGAACTACCCGTGTATTATGACGCAACCCGCTTTGTGTCGCCTTATGCAGAACGGCCTAATCCACAGATCAATTGCAGAGTTTCGTTCTTGTATTGTTCCGAGTCGGGTACTTGCTCTATCGCCGCCGCTTTCCGCCATGCCAGTCGTTGTAACGCGCAATCTCCTCGCGACCGGCATCCAGAACGATCCAGGTGCGATCGCCTTGCGTGTCTTTCTTTCCTTCTCTGAGCGCGCCTTTATCGACCAGTTCCCGCATCGTGAAATCAGTAGCTCCGGGGATTTCCGCGCTCGTCGTCACGTCGGGATGTTCGACCATGTAGCGAAGGGCGTTCACGCATCTGGTGTTGAGGTCGAGCTGTGGTTTGCGCTCGTTCCGCGCTTGTCGCCGGCCTTTCCACACACCCAAATTCTCCTCGCCGTCCGGAGCGGCCACCTGGAACCCTGCCGTGATCCCGAGATAGCCGTCGTAGAACCGGCGAACTAACAGTGTTGGTCTGCCATCGTGGAGCGGGTCGATTCTAGGGAAGCCCTGCCGCTCAAGCATGGGGATGACCACCTTCACATACATCGCAGCGCGCTCCTTTCCGACGACGGCAGTGGCGATCTCACGGTCGGTGGCGAAGAGCGGGAGCTTCGAGAGGGGATCGGTCACTCATACTTCCAGTTCGTCCATGTATCCCACCGCTTTAACTCTGCGCGCCCCTCCTTCGTTAGATACCATTGTTGCTCCCCACGAGGGTCGTTTTCGCCAGCTCGTACAACGCCGATCTCAGAAAGTTTCCGCATAGTCTTTTCGCCAGCCTGCGGGATGCGGTCAATGGTATTGCGTTTTCGGTTCTTGGACATAAAGCGCAGGACGCCCATTTCTCGGCCGTCGAGACCATATTGCGGCCGATATTTGGCTCGCTCCGCGGTATTCCTTCGTGACCACTCTATCGTGCCTTTTGTCGCAGCGGCCTTCTCATATTCCTCGCGCCTTTCTTGCTCGTCGACTTCGCGCCAGAATTTCGTTTCGTCTATCCATTCTTCTGCGACTTTGGTTAGGAACGGCGACGCATCAGTGGCACGTATCACCACGGCCCACCCTTCGTCTCCGTCGGCACTGTCGACGAATATCCGACGCTGAACACTGTAAAACTGAAAGGTCTCGCTGAGGATCTCGCGGCGGGCGATCGTGTCTCCCACGTTGGGGCATGCCCCAACGAAGCGACTGATTGGCCCGCCGCCCAGGGCCTCCAGTTTCCCATCGGGCAACAGCTCATAGAGCCTTATGGTGTAGTCGAGGCTCAATCCTGCCGATCGCGCAGCTTTACGACGCCCTCGCCACGATCATCATTGATGAATTCGACGCCGGCAGATTGCAGGGCTTGGCGGATGGTGGTGATGGTGCGGGGCATGAGCTCCTCGCCGCGCTCGAGGCGGGATACGGTATCGACGGACACTTCAGCGAGTTTTGCTAATTCTCTCACGCCGAGACCCAGCGCGGCGCGCGCCATTTTGCACTGAACTGCATTCATCGTGACACCGTACCGATTTCCTGTTGACGTACCGATAATGTTCGGATATCAGTACGGTATACCGATTTCAGAACAGACGCAACGAGGTGGCCCATGCCGAAGCAAAACGTACCTAACAGTCCGTTAAAGAACGGAAACAACCCGAAGACCATCGCCCGCTATCTGGCGCACGTTCGCGGCCCGAATCCGGCGCGCTTCCGCGTCGGCGACTGCGTGACCTTCGCGAAGATGGACGGTCAGAACTGGCCGCTGCTTATCCTCGATATCCGCGGCAACGATTTCGACGTGATTTGCTACGACGGCAACCCGCATCTGGTCCGCCTGACGCGGTCTGACCTCGATGCGCTGCGCGTCATCAAGATCGATGAATTCGGGTGTGAGGGGGTCGATATGTACCGCCGTCTGGTCGGTCTGGACATTGAGGGGGAATCCGCATGACCTGGCGCGACTTTTACCCCGAGGGCTCGATCGTCTTCATCGGCCGCGAGCGCTATATCGCCACCTATAATGAACACGGGCTTGGCTTGGACCTCTACTGCCTGAAGACGGGCGATCGCGCCATGACCATTGCGCCGGACTTCGTGCCGCAGGTGGTTACCGGCATCAAATATCCTCACGTCTGACCTTTCGGCCCGCTGGCGCAACTGGATAGCGCACCGGCTTTCTATCCTGGAGGTTCCCGGTTCGAGTCCGGGGCGGTCCACCACCCTTTACCAGAGCCTTGAAGCGCGATCACCACCGGCCCTACACGTCCGGCGCGCTCGGCGACTATGAACCGCGAGGCGACGGCGCATGGCAGCCGTGGCGCGGTTCAACTGACCCGGGCGGAAGCCTGTCGGTATGCGAACGCTGTAAGATGCAGATGCGCCCGGGTCAGTCCAGCCCAACGCCGCTCGCTCTCACCACCGCAGGAGCGGGCGGTTTTTGCAAAAGCTTCGACACCTAATTAGCCCCGGGTTTAAAGCCCATCGACTGCAGATAGTTGTACACGGTTTGCACCCACTCCCCACCTGGAACTTTACTGATAATGGGTACCGCCCCAGCACCAACCACCAGGAGGGATATCAGCACGGTTTTCGCCGCCAGCTTGCGCGTCTCGGACAGGGTCTCTCCACCTACTGAGAGCGTAGCTTTCACGACTATGGACCACAGATTTTCAAGTGTTCGCGTTAAGGAGAAGACGTCCCGCTTATCGACAGTAGCCGGTTGAGCGACCCAATCAGTTGCGGTTTCAAGAGCGTCGACTACATTCGGGTGGGTCACACCCGACTGCCGAATATCGGCGATTATTTGTGCTGTAACACGTGTCAGGTCATCTATCGCGTTTCGATCAAGCGTTACAGTCGACGCATTCTCGCAATACTCCCGCCAATCGCTGAACTGGGACAAGGCAGCGAAAACAGTTTCGACATGACCTAGGAGCAGGCCAAAAAGAGCGGGCGAAAGCTCGTCTACCTCTGCTTGCACAATTCGGCTGCATATCTGCGCTCGCGCGCCAATCTGAACGATGTTCTTGTGCGAGCTCATCATCATCTGGAGACGGGAGTAAGCGTCCTTAAGGCGTGGTGACGCATTGCTGGTCTGCAAATCGGCGACGACGTAATCACCTTGTTCGATCGCCGCCTCCAGTGCTGCCTCCGCGATGCCGTGTTCTCGCTCTGCTGCCAAAATGGGCTGGTCGACGACCACAAGAGTGTTGTCTTCAAACCCAAACTGAAAGGCTGCCAGCTTTTGACCAGGAACGCGCTCAATGAATTCATCTGGCTCAATCTGAATTAGGCCAATCCTGAGCCCGCCAGTGTAGTTGGCCAGCACGCTTCCCTCGCTGAGCGCCCTCAGTGTTTCAGTCACTCTAAGTGCATCACCCGGTGATACTCGCGCGATCGTAGTCCGCATCGTTTGGTCAGACAGCTCGGAAATGCGCGTGATACCGCGTTCCAAACTTTCTACATCTCCCATGGATAGGGTGTCGATCTTTCCGTGTAACCGGCGAAGATCCGCTCGCATATCAGCTAGCCGGGACAGCAACTCATTGGAGATGGGGAACCCTGCGCCGCCGACCCTTAGCTCTTTAACAATTCTAGCTATGCGGTTATCCATTTCGACCAGAAGCTTCAAAAGTCTTTGTGCATTCATCCTGCTCAAGCCTCGGTCGACACGTAACAATTTTATCACGGTAGGATGGCACGCCGAAACGCAAAAGAAAATCTTTCTACCTGGGCCCGGGCGACCATCGTAACGTCATAAAGATCAAACCGATGGCATTCGAGCTTTGGCAGAAAGAGGGTTGCCTTATGGCCGCAGTCTCGATCACTGGCTGCGAGCCGAGAAAGAAATTGATGAGTAGGCCGACGAGTCGGTGGCGGCGGATTCGGTATTTCTTGCAGCCACCACGAATCCAAGTCGCTGAGGTTCGACTCCACCTTTAAACCAAACGGCTTTCAAAAGCGGGGAAGATTTGTGGGGAAAGAAAAGCCCGCTATCGGATTTCTCAACGATAACGGGCTCTTACTTTTTAAACTGGCTCCCCGGGCCGGATTCGAACCGGCGACCTGTCGATTAACAGTCGAATGCTCTACCGCTGAGCTACCAGGGATCATCCGCTCGCCGCGGAGTGAGCGGGTAATACAAATGCTGGATCGATTTGCCAAGCGCTTTTTGACAAAAAAATGCACCGGCCTTGATTGATTGTGGAGAAGCCTCCAATTGCAGGGGACTAAACCCCGGAAAACCGGGCTTTGCAGCGGAATGAGCGGTAAATGGCGGAACGGAAATCCAACATGCATTTCGGGATCGATCCTCGCACGGAGGAGATCGTCCTCGGCAAATTCCGCCTGAAGTTGCCGCAATCGCGCTGGCTGCGCAGGACCATCGGCGTCCTTCTCGTCTGCGGCGGCCTGCTCGGCTTCCTGCCCGTGCTCGGCTTCTGGATGGTGCCGCTCGGCCTTCTCGTCCTCTCGCACGATTCCCATTTCGTCCGCCGCCAGCGCCGGCGGCTTGCCGTCTGGTGGGCCGGGCGCCGCAAGGCGGACCGATAACGCCGCCACGTTGCGCAAGGCGAACGGACCTGCTCTAAACGCGAAAAGGGCTTCGGGCAGGGGATGAGCATGGACGTGCTGGTAAAGGCGATCGCGATCGGCGTAGGGGCGACGATCCTCATGGATCTGTGGGCGATCGTCCTGACGGCCGTCTTCGGCCGGCCGAAGCCGAACTGGGCGCCCGTCGGCCGCTGGTTCTGGCACCTGAAGAACGGAACGGTCTTCCACGACGATATCGGCAAGGCCGAGCCCTATGCGCATGAACGGGCGCTCGGCTGGATCGGCCATTATGCGGTCGGCATCCTCTACGGGATAATCCTTGCCGTCATCGTCGGCCCGGGCTGGTTTGCCGCTCCCACCTTCCTGCCGGCCTTCATCCTCGGCATCGTCACGGTGGGCGCCGGCTGGTTTCTCTTGCAGCCGGGCCTTGGCATCGGCGTTGCGGCGTCGAAACTGCCGGATGCCGGCACGGTCCGCGCCCTCAATCTCGTGGCGCACACCGTCTTTGCGGCAGGGCTTTACGGAACGGCGCTCGTTCTTTCCTGAGTGAAGGCAAGACGCCGCATCGCTGCGGCGTCTTGCCCGAAGGATCAATGAGCGGCGGCGACGCCGAGAATGACGCCGGTGGCGATGCTCAGCAGCAGGTAGTTGTTGTCGACCTTCACCCACTGCTGGCCGCGGGAGGGCGTGCGCAGGCCATGGCGCTTGTAGTCGCGCACGGCCGGCCGGCGCTTCCAGTCGGAATAGCGCTCGCCCTTGCGCCAGTGGCGCTGCTTGCGGACTTCCTTCTTGTGCCAGGACGAGGAATAGCCGGGCTTGCGGTCATGGCCGTACTGCTGGGCCTGCGCCATCGGCGCGGCGGCAAACGAAAGGGCGACGGCGGCGAGAAGAGTGCGGGTGAAGAGTTTCATGGGAGGCTTCCTCGTTGTTGATGAGAGGAACCTAGGGCCGGCCCCATGAACCGGAAATGAATACAACATTACATTTTGGTAAGGAAAACAGCCGTTTAGTTCCAAGGCGGAAGCGACGCCGGCAAATCGCAGCGCCCCGGCCGCAGTGGAAACCCCGGCTTTCCGCCGCCGGATGCCCGGGAAAGTGTGGTCTTTCGAAAAAAGGACCGCATTCGGTTCACATGCCCCTTGCGCCCTCTCTCAATTCGTTCTAAACGCCCGGCACCACTCGCTTTTAAAGCAAACGGATGGCCTCGTGGCGGAGTGGTTACGCAGAGGACTGCAAATCCTTGCACCCCGGTTCGATTCCGGGCGAGGCCTCCACTCAAATACCAAAATAATATCAATGCGATAGACGACAAGACAACCGGCAAACTTGCCGGTTTCGTGTTGCATTGTGTTGCAACTCACTTCCCTTGATTTTCAATGGTTTCCTTCCACGCTCGGCAAATCCGTGCGACATGGATTGCAACACGCGACACGCTCTGGCAGCGTGCATTCCATGTTGCCAAATGGTGCCACCCTCCGAAGCATTGCCGATCAATTGAAAGCGCCGGCAGAGTTCGTGCGCATGGTCCTTGGCAACATGACAGGGCTAAAGAGGGATTGCCAAGTCCGTCTGCTACTAACTTCTAGCCCACGGTATCCAGATTATCAGATTGAAGATTTCATCTATGATGAAGTTGACGGCGAGGAGTTGAGGATCCCATTCCCGGTGAAGATCGTGCGTGGCCGTACGCACCAAGAACTGGACTATGAACACGAACCCGCTCCCGATGCATGGTCAGGCGAAGCCATGCATTTCTCTGAAGTCCAAGCACTTCTCGGGGGCCTACGTTCATTACGCCCCGCTTGACTCTGGCGTGCGCCCTGCCAGTGTACTCACCTTCAAGGGGAATGTTCTGGAGGGGATATGAGCACCATCGAAGAGAGCCTTCGCGCGATTGCCGAACGCGTCAAATCGCATTCAAGCACCATGGCAACCGAAGAAGCCGTCAAGACCGCAGTTGTCCTGCCATTTCTACGATCCCTCGGCTATGACGTCTTCGATCCGACTGAAGTAGTGCCGGAATTCACCGCTGATGCGGTAGGCAAGAAGGGCGAGAAGGTTGATTACGCCATCAAGATCGACGGCGATATTCGCATACTAATCGAGTGCAAGCCGATTTCCGTGCAACTTGAAAAGAAGCATTTGGATCAGCTTTTCCGGTACTTTACCGTCACGAACGCGAAGTTTGCGATTCTGACAAACGGTCGGACCTTCAATTTCTACACTGACTTGGAAGCAGCCAATAAGCTCGATACCAGGCCCTTCTTCGTCTTCGATGTGACAGACTTCAATGCAGGAATTCTCGCAGAACTTCGGAAGTTCGAGAAGGGTTCGTTCGACGTTTCTGCGATTTTGGCCACGGCGGAACGGCTGAAATATACCTCAGGCGTAAAGCAGGAAATCGCCAAGCTAATCGAAGAACCGACCGAGGAGTTCGTGCGGATCGTATCTCGCAATGTCTATGAGGGGCAGATGCGAGCCCAGGTGAAAGAGATGTTCACGGGCATCGTCAGAGCCGCGTTTCGAGAAGTAATTATGGATTCCGTGAAAAGCCGCCTTTCAAGCGCACTTGCTGATACGCAGGAGGTCATTGAAAAAATCGATGATCCTGCCGACGACGAACCGGATGTGGTTACCACCGATGAAGAGCGTGAAGGCTACATGATTGTTAAGGCTATCGTCCGCGATACGATCAGCCCCAAGCGAGTGGCAATGAGAGACGCGAAATCTTACTGCGCCGTATTGATCGACAACAATAACCGTCGTCCGTTGGCGCGCTTGTGGTTCAACAGGGCCGTCAAATACATTGGTCTCTTCGACGGTGATAACGAGGATCGCGTCATTATCGACTCGCTCGATCACATCTACGATCATGCAGAGCGTCTAAGGGAAACAGCAAAGCGATACGCCGCCCCCTCTTAACTGCAAAGCCGGAATACGAGGGCCGTTTATTGTGGCAACTTCCCACATTATGCGGCCTTCGCTTCCTTCGCCATCCGCATGAACCGCTGCGCCTGGCTGTAGGAAATCCCGCTCTTCTCCTCCACCCACAAACGGAAATGGCCGTGGGGCAGTTTGCGCTTGACCTGTAGGAGTTCGGCACCCAAAGCGGCCATCTTGTTTTCCGGCACCCGCTCATAGGGCCGTGGGAGCCGCATAGGCGCGTTCTCTGGTTTGGGCGGGCTGAATGCCTCCGGGCTGTAAAGGCGCTTGTGTGCCTCCCTGGCGGCGTTCTGGTGGGAAACGGACAGGTCTTGGAACTGGCGCACCGTCATGCCGAGACCGAAGGCCAGTTCGGCAATGGACCGTCGCTTCGAGTTCGCCATCTTTCGGATTGCCATTACCTGCCAGTTGTTGAGGTGGCGCATGATGCCAACGCCATCGACATCAATTTCCGTGATCATTCCTAAGCCTCCGAGATTGGCCCTAAATTTCACCTTCCATGATGAGCTTCCCAAGCGTCAGAAGCCCGCCGACTTGCTCGCCGTCTGCACTCTCCCTTTCTCCGAGATTCAGAAGAGCCTCCCCAATTCGGTGCATAGCCACTGTCTTCTCTATCGCACGAAGCTCGTTATCTATCGTGTTTATCTCATCAATCTGCCCCAGGAAACGGTCGACAGACCAATCCATTTCGATAAACTTCAGGGATGAATTGGCAGATACGACAAAAACTTCAACGCCATCAGTTTTTTCACTGCGACGAAATGGGCTGTGGGCAATAGTATTTCGAATTTCTCCGCACTTTCGCGCTCTCTTGACTAATTCGTCAAACTCCTTGGCTTTGGACTCGCTAATGGTGAAGCGTGAAACCAAAGCGCGCAGCGTTTTTAGTTTGTCATCGAATGACATATTCCTGGAGACTACCACTGAAGCTGCAACTTCAAGACCAAGCACCTTTGAAAGTGCTTCGTTAACACCAAGCTCAAGAACCGCAAAGTATCCCATGAACGCGCCCACAAGCGTAAAGGCGCGAATGTCAGGGTCCATCTTCAGAAGTGTTGCCTTAGTTACCATCGTCGCTTCCTCTAGCGCGAAAAGACACTCTTTTAATTATACTGCGTGACGAATACCCACAATTCGAGTTAAGCGAAAAAGTGTTATCTACGTCTCGACAATCCATGAGACTGATTGAAGTAGTTCGCCTGAGTCGATTAGGGGATTGCTCGATCCCTTGAGCGCAATCGTAACAGGGCTATTCGGTGGTGTGGTCAGCGATGCGATACTCGCCTGTATATCACCCTGAATCTTGATGCCGAGCCTTCGAAGGGCCATGCGCTTCGCGTCGGCGGCGCTCGCCCCCCGAACGGCAGCTAGAACGATACGCCGCGCTTCGCTCTTGAGCAGCGCACGGTTCGCCTCTCGCCCGTCGCGCAACGCATCCCGCATAAAGGGACGCTCGGGGATAGGACCGCCCCAACCTCCGCCGGAAGCACCGCCCCTCGTTCCGAATTCTTGGTAGATCGCTTTTTCGATATCGATGGGATTTGTCTCGCCTTTCCAGAAACCCACTCTCACCGAATTGGGGCCGGGAAGCAGTGAGGATATACCCTTAACGCCCTTCCCGCGCTTCTTGCGGATCGCCCGGACAGTAAGCAATCTCGCCTCCCCTAAAGTGCCATTGCCCGCAGCTTGCCGGCGATTTCGGCAAACTGTGCCTGATGAGTGAGCGGCCAAATACCGGATGACGAACCGCCTGAGACCGTCGTTGTCTCAGCCCCGAGCAATTCCGCGAGTTGCGCGAGGAGGTCGTAAACGTTGCCCTCGCTGCCCCGGATCTTGAACTTCCCGTCCTCGCTCATCTCGATAGCGAATTGCCCGTCCGCCGACCGTATTTCCATGTTCGAGGAATTGAAATTCTGGATGGGGTTCCCGACTGGCTCGCCGCCGTCGAGAAAGGCTTGCATGTCCGAGATGTGGAACATTCTGGCATCGCTGCTTTCAAACCCATCATCGCCTTCGTAGGACTCGGTGCTTCGCATCTGGGGGCGGAGGTTCACCTTATCGCCCGGCTTCACTGGATAGGTCATGACGAACCCGCCAACGCGCGGGAAGCGCACCGGCACCTCCAACAACTCGGGAATGTCCACGGCCACGCCATTCACGTTCGGCCTGTAGAGAGCTTTTACCGTCGCCGTTTGAGTAACCGGGTCGAATGACACGATACGGCCGGGCATCTCCCCCCAGATGCTCCCAACCTCGTTCAGGGAGCTTGTGCCGATCACATCGGCTTCCGTGTACGCGACTTTACCCAGATAGCCGGTCATCAATACATCCCCTTGTTGAGAAGGCGAGGCTTGCTGGTGAGAGCGTTGCGAACTGCGTTTTCAGTCTCGCGGCCGGCGGCAGATGCGGCCTGGTTCACTTCTGTGACGGAGACCGACGCTGTGGCCTTCACATTGATGGACCTATCGGCGTTGTCGTTGATGACGGTCTGTGCCGCTCCGTTCATCTTCGCCAGATTCCCCTCCAGGTTTTGCATCTTGAACTTCCAGTCTAGCGCATCCTTGGTGAAGCCGGCCGTGGGATTTTCGGCTGGCCGGTCAACGATACGGTTCCCGTCCATATAGAGGACTTCGCCCGTCTGCTCGATATAGCCGGGCTTGGTGCGCGGATTGTCGGTCGCCTTCTTGTTGTCGCCCATGATGTCTTGGCTGGACAGAAACTCCAGGCCTGCCTTCGCAGCGGTGTAGGCCCCAGCAAAGAGCAACAGAGCTTTCGTCAGCGGACTCAGCGACATGGCAAACAACGCCACGCCGCCGGCCGCCAGCGCCAGTCCAGCCATGCCGCCGAGGGTGCCAACAATCTCGCTGATCTTGTCCGCGTCTATGCCGGTCAGCCCCTCCAGCGATTCCAGGAAGTCACCGATGACGGACTTGCCGCCGCGCATGTAGGTCAGCAGCTCATTGAGCGCCAAATATGCCCCGACAAGCAGCGTCGTCATCGGGAAGAGCCGGACGGCTATCGCACCGACAACCCATTTCAACCACTCCCATGCGCCCTTGTACTTGTTGAGCAGTTCGCCGATGGAGCCGAGGTCGCGGCCCAACGTGACGGCGAGCCGGCCTATGGTGTCAGCGGCCCAGGTGAAGGCCGAGGAAAGGCTTTTCGACCAACGGTCAAGCGTCCCGTCCGCGTCGAGTCTTCCGAGGTAGTCGAGCACGCCGGCCAGCTTGTTTTTAACCGTCTCGAAGAAACCGCCGTCGCCAATCCTCCTTTGAAAATCCGTCCATGTGTCGGCGAGATTGCTCATCATGCCTTCCCATGTTTTCGACTGCCTGAGCATCGCGCCGGAGAAGCGTTTCCCCAAAGTTTCCTGTACGAATTTTCGGATTTCTTCGCTCGTTTTCTTGACAGTCTTCGTCACGGTCTTGCCGTTTTCATCCCAAGAGAAGGTGACTTTGTCCCCGGCCTGGCTCGCCGTGATGCCGAACTCCTTCATGCGCTCGAACGAGTTGGTGCCAGCATCAGCGATCATCTCCACAGCCTCATTGAGCGTCTTCCCCATAGCCGATGATGCATTGCCAAGGTCTTCCATGAGACCGTTCGTCGGATCGAGGCCGTAGGCCCGGAGCTTCACGAACGCTGCAGTCAGTTCTTCGACCTCGTAGGGTGTCCGCTTGGCGAAGTCGCTGATCCAGTCGAGAGCGGCCCGGGCCTTGTCGGAACTGCCCTCCACCGTTTCAAGAGTGGCCTGGAACGTCTCGAACTTCGCGGAGATGCCAATGACATCACCCGGTAGAGATCCGATGGCGCTGCCGAGCTTTGAGAATGCCTGGGTCGCTAGGTTGCCGATGAAAGTGCCGGCTGCGACCCCAAGGACTGAAATGCTTTTCGTAGCGTTATCAAGCCCCTTCTGGAACCGCGTCAGGTTCTGCTCGCCCTCCAGCTTCCAGCCGAGCACCGCATACAGTTCATCTATCGCCGTACCCATATCGGCCTCCTCCTTCCTTATGCCGGGATGCCGGCTGGTGCGACGGGACGCGGCCCCCTGAAACCACCGCGAATGTCGTCGTCGTTGTCGGGGTAGACGCCGGGCTGATCGAGACGGACCTTGGCCAGCGTAGTGATGAAGGTATTGCTCACGCGGGTGACGATCACCGCAAGGGATTGGCCGGGCTCCAGATCGAGACAATGACCCCGGCTGAGGGCTTGGAATATCTCCCGCGCGAAAGGTGCCCGCGCTCGATAGCTGCGCTCCGGGTGGGCCTCGAAGAACGCGAGGTCGGCCGGGTCGGTGTAGGCTGGTGCCGGCTCGCTATCGATTGCGGGAAAGAGCCTCATTCAGTTCCTCCACCGCGATAGGCTTTGTTCAGATCGGCGACCATCTTTGTGTAGGCCTGATCGCAGGCGATCTCCTCGGCGCTTCGCCGATGTTCGCCCACGTTCGCACCGTCAAGGATCGCGTAATACCGCTCAGCCGGCATCCCCGACACGATCACGCCCCGAATGTCGTCATAGAGCGGCAGTGCCATGGCATCGGTGAGCGGCATTCCCTTGACGCTATCCCGCATGGCGCGGCGCTCGGCATCTTCCACCGTAGCAAGATTCTTATGGCCGCTATCGCCGATCCGAAGGTCAGCACCCCCGCGAGCCTGCTTGACGATGGCGATATGATTGGAGCGGATGCCGCGCTGCACGGCGTCGTAAGCCTCGCCGGAGGGCGACTTGCCGGCGGTCCAGTCCAAGGTGCAATCGTACCCCATGGAAAGCTCCCGCTGGCCTTTCTCCACCGCCTCAATCGCAGTTGCGTCGGCCAGGAGCATCGAGACGCGGATGAACTCGCCGTCCCGCGCCACCTCGCCGTCGCTCCAGCCCTTGGCGACGTCGCGCCAGTTGGAAGCGCTGACCGCTTCGTCAGGATGATCGAGGGTGACAGGGCGATGCGCGAAGCTCTGCATGGTATCGGTGCTGAACACCTCGTCGGCCGGCCGGAACACGCGCACCGTTTGCATCTCCGGCTTGCCGACTTCCCACCCGGCGTAGACCTGCACATTGTCGGCGCGAGCGACACGGGCATTCACAGTCATGTATCCGTCGCGGGTGCGGCGGGTGCCGTCGATTGTAAGTTTGTCCTGCAAGCGCATGCTGGCGTCCTTTCGTGAGTGAAGCGGCGACGAGGAACCCGAGGGAGGAGAAGAGCCCATTCCTCGCCGCCGCCCGGCCGGGGCCGATCCGGATCAGTGTTTCCTGTGATAGCTGGTGAGGTCATCGACCATGTTTTGCCACGCCTTATCCGCTGCCTCCCGAGTGCCGGGAGCTGGCGTGCGGCCATGATCCTTCATCACAGCGGCGAATGGATCGACGTTGACGCGGGCCTCCAGCGATTCAAAGCGCTCGTCGACATAAGCCTCCGACCGGCCATCGACTGCGGCGTCACCGAACCTGCGGCGCACTACCTCGCGGCGGATATCGGCGTCCTTGGTGATCTTGGACGCATCAAGGTTCGGCTCGATCTTCCGAACCACCGCGAGGAGCTTGGCGCGAGCATCTGCACGGCGCTGGACTTCAAGCCCCTGTGCATTGACACGCTCGCGCGTTGCCTCGATCTCCCGATTGAGGGAAGCAATCTGTGCATCCTTCTCGGCGATTTCGGCCAGCCGGCGCTTGCTCAGCTCGGTCGCTTCGGCATCGATGCGGGCCGCCTCCTGCTCCATGGCCTGGAGGAAGTAATCCAGCTCTTCCTTGGAGAGGAGTTGGACGGGCGGCTCGGTGCCGTCATAGGTCGGAGTGCGTCCCGCGACCTTCACTTGGCCCCAGGACTTCACCACGGCGTTGATCTGGGCCTTCTTCGCATCGGTCAACCCGGTACGCGGCTCGGTGGACTTATCGCGATTGAAAAACATGTTGATCCTCCTGATCACAAAGCGGACTTCGGCGGCCACACGTAGCCGTGAATGCTATCCGGATCCTTCTTGAACCGCGGTAGCTTCACTGCCCTGCAAAGATCGGGGAGCCGGGTGTCGATGGTGATGCCGAACTCTCGTTCCGCGCCTCTGGCAATCATCTCGGCGCTGAATATCCATTCTTCAGCATCGCGCGCGGCGTTCGCCTTCTTCAGGCGAGATTGGTTGCGAGAAACACGTTCAAGTAGATCAACAATCGCCGCCGCGTGGGTTTCGTAGGCAGCAAGATCCTTTACGAGCTGATCGCGCTCAGCCTTGGCGGCGACATATTCAGCGGCTCGAGCCGCTGCAGCCTCACGACGCTGGGCGGCCTCGTGCAGCGTCGTCAGTTGCTCCGCAGCTACGTCGAGGCGAGTGCTTCGGAAATCGGCGTCCTGCATCGTCTGTCGAGCATCGGCGACGTCAGCGGGACGGAGGCGGGGATCGAGTGCAAGCGTACCGGCGGCCTTGCTTTCTGCCTTCGCTGCCTCGCTGGTCTCCTCTACCTCTCGCAGAAGCTCGGCGAGGGCAGCCGCAGTCATCTCACTGTCGAATGCGTCGGCGATCCGGTCATCGAGGCTACGCGCCTGCCCGATCTCTTCACGAAGGGAAATGACTTTCCCGGCTTCCTTTGCCATGTCGGTCTCCTTTGTTGAGACCGATCAGACCACAGCGCAGCGCGCCCCGGTACTGGAGGAATTTGGAAGTATGTGGAACTATGTGCCGGTTTTACAGCATGTTCGGGTACACCTGCCGCCAATCCTCATCGCCAGCGCCGACCAAGTAAGCTGCGACTGCAGAAGACAATGGCATGTCGCCGATGTGCGCGGCCTCGATGTACGGCATCAGCCTATGCCGGTACGCGCCTTCCGCCTCCAGGCGCTTCCATGTCTCCACACCACCTATGACGGACCTTCGTGTAGCTTCACGGTCGATCTGTATCCAGACAGCGCCGCCGATCACGCGGCGAAACGGTATCAATTCGTCAATGGAAGAAATCGGGCACCGCCGCCGGTAGGCATCGACGTCGAAGTGGGCCGGGAAGTCAAATAGGCTGAACCCGCCTATATGCCGAACATACGGATACAGGTCCGGCCCCTGGCTCGCGCCCCACCGCTCGCTGTCAGGTAGGTCCGGCTCCACCTGTATGAAACCATCGGCGACAATTCGCTTGAAATACTCGGGCTTGGTCGCATGCCACAACCCGCCGGCCAGCTTTTCAGTGATGAAGGTGCCACAATCCATCCAGCAACCTTATCCGAGAGCGTGCCGTCGCAAAAGCGCGTTCACCGCCCCTCTCCACGGGCAAGCGCGCCGAGCACGGCAATGGACCTCTTGAGGTAGAAGGCCACGGCAGGATGCTCCCGCTCGCCTGCCCGGAAGCGCTCAAGCGTTGCCGCCTGACCGTCGATCTTCATCAGCAACGCCGGGGCCGAAACCTGCAGGGGCGAATGCTTCCCGGCCTGCCGGCCGATCCCGTCTCGGTGCGCCCAATCCCTTATCGTCTTGTCCGAAACCCCCGCTAGGTACATGGCCGTCTCGATGCGGATCACCTCCGAGGGCAGCATCGGCACCGGCACCGGACGACCATGCTCGTCCCGGCCGCGCGCGAGGTCGTCTACGAGGAGAAGCGGGGCGTTGGACGCCACCTCGGCCATCTGCTTCATCTGATGTGCTCCAAGGTATAGGTCGATCGGCGGGTGCGAGCCTGTGTCAGCACGCCGGCGACGGCGTTCGCAACGTCATCGTGCGCACCGGGCGCATGGTCGATGGAATCACGTCCTCCACGTGCTGTCCGCCTCTCCAGTCCGCATAGCTGGTTGGTGAGGGTAGGATGATCGAGCAGATCGACTTCGCTCGAGTTGATGAGGGGAAGGAGATCCTTGTAGAGGTCGGATTTCGGCTTTGCGGCCTGCTCATAGCGGATGCCGTGCTTGTGAAACTGCTCCACGGGCCATTCACCGGCATATCGGTCGCCCAGGAGGCTCGATACCCGATACTGCTTCAACAGGTCTGCGAAGTCCTTCACCGTGGCCTCGGGGCTGAACGGAGGTTTGACCTCTCGAATGACATCCAGCATGGCGGAACTCCTCTCCGCATGAGCGATGGCGAGGGTCATGCTGTCTGCCGATCCGCCCGACGGATCCACGAACGCAAAATACTTCTGGCCGGCGACCGGCGCGCGCTCCCTGACATTCAGTGAAACACACGCCTCAACTGCCTCGCGCGATACGAAGCTCTCAATGTCGTTTCGGAAGTCGGCGCCGTACTCTGCCGACGCTTTCGCAGGATCTCGCGCTATCGCCCGGTCGACAACCGACTGCGCCACGGTGGGGTTCATCTCTCGCGTGGCAGCCTTCCATACCAAAGGCTCGCCATCCTTGCCCCAGTAACGCCGGAACGCGTCATAGAGCGCGCCCTTCTTGGCGTATGGCGAGGACATGCAGAGCATCATGGCGTTCGGAATGGTGGCCATGCCCGGACGGATGGCGTCCAGGACCTCAAAGTCCGGCTCGGCGGCATCGTCGGTTCGCCAGAAAGCAATCTCGTCGGCCAGCAAGGCGACGTAGGTGTAACCACGGGTCGATCGGAACGATGCCGTGCCGACCTCGATCGAGACCGAGTTGCTGAGGTCGATGCCGTTCGCCGTCACCTCCGGCTTGAGCATCATCGCCTGCAGCATAGGGATCTTCGTCAACATCGCGCCGATATAGCGGAGGATCACCCGGGCCTGCTTCTTGTCAGCAGCCACGATCATAACCGTGCCGCGCTCGCCCGGCGCCAGATACTGCTCATAGTCGAAGAAGCAGGCCAGATAAACGGCCACCAGGGAGGATACGAAGGATTTCCCGCCTCGACGGCCGATGATGAGCCACGCCTCGCTGGAGGCCTCTGTGGGCGGCTCCTGCCTGCCTGTGTGCCTTCGATAGATTGCCAGCTGCTCGTCGGTCATGGGCAGGCCGAAGAGTGCGGCCAGAAAGGCGAACCATGCCTCGTAGTTCTCACGGTTCTTGAACCAAGGACCGAAGAGCTGCGGTTCCTTGCAGGCCTGCAGGATGTTCATCAAGCGGCCACTCCGCCGCCGATGAAGTCCCTCAGGCTCGGGGCCGATGGCTTGGCCTTGGGCTTTTCGGTGCCCATGGCCTTCAGCACCTTCATCAGAGCGTTGTTCCAGGCCAGATACTGCCGGCTGTCACGCTCCGTCAGGCCGTCTCCTTCCAGCGCCTTCGCGTCCATCAGGGAGATGTGCAGGGTCAACATCGCCGCGCGCTCCACCATGGCTTTCTGTGTCACGGTGAGGTTGCCGCCGAGGTGATCGTGAAGATCGTCACGCACCTTTCGCAACAGGCGTGCTTCCTTGGTGCGTCTGTCGAGCTTCGCGATGGCATCTGGATTCGAGTACGGCCCTATGTCGCCCATTTGCTTTTCATCTCCGACTGGAAGGGTTGCCGCCGGGAAACGAAATACGACCGAAACGACACGGTCTATAAATACACCGTATCAGGGATGTTTTTCAATATATGTCAGATGCTTGTGCTTCGTTGTTCATGCATCGAGTGAGGATTTCGCCCGGTCTAGCACGCGAGAGACCTGCTTTGCCGTCCATCGGCCGCCCCGGGACGTTCCGATACCCTGCTCGTCGAGAGTTGCGGCGATCTTCTGCAGGGACGTCCCGGCATCGTGCAGCGGACCGATAATCTTCATCAGCTTTGAGGCCTCTCGGCTCGCACGGGCCTGTACAGCGGCGTTTCGGGCACCGGTGGCGTCCCTCATGCCTCCGAGCTTAACACCTCGCTCCTTGGCCATCCTCAGCGCCGCCTTTGTCCGCTCGCTGATGAACGTACGCTCCTGCTCGGCGAGGGCGGCATAGATATGCAGTTGAAACTTATCGGCAAAGGGCATTGAGGCCACCCGGAGCCGTACCCGCTTGTCGTCCATGAGCGTGGCGATGAACGAGACCTTTCGGCTGAGGCGATCGAGCTTTGCGACCAGGAGCTCGGCACCGCTCTTTCGGACGATGGCCAGCGCCTTGTCGAGTTCGGGCCGGCTGTCGTCTCCACCGCTCTGAACGTCCTGGTACCGGCCCATGATCTCGAACGGGACCGCGGAGAACTTCTCGAGGAAGATGGCGATGTCTCGCTCCTGTGCCTCAAGGCCGAGCCCTGACTTGCCCTGATCCTCGGTCGAGACGCGGGTGTAGATGACATATCGCAGCTTGTCGGCCATGGCCTGCTCTCCAGCGGTTGCCACTGGATATTCTCATGGCCGTGTCAAATGTCAACGTTGATTGTGACAGTCAAGTCATTGAAAAGACGGCTTCGTGGACAAAATTGATTACCGCCCAATCGTTTTCGTCGCCCAACACCTAATCCCTCGCTTCGAACGTTTTGGCGGGATAGATCCCCTCGAGCCAAATGCGATACAGGGTTCCTTTAGGGAGGTACTTAAGAAGTCGAAACTCCTCGACGAACACGCGAAAATTTCCTGAATCTTTTGTTAAGGCATTGGCAGCGGTCAACGAAATTTCAGCACTACTCATTTGGCTGCGGACCAAGTTGCCGTACCGTGCTTTCTCGTCATCTGAGAGATCATCGTTCTCTGAGACACGACGGAGCACAGTGTACAAGACCCGAAAATAAGGACCAAGCGATCCTTCCGATCTCCTGTGAATGTCATCACGATAGAAGCGCTCGATGACTTCCCCCATCTCTGGTTCAGGCTCATTCGAGTAGAGCGCATGTTTGGCGAGAAACGATTTCATCTCGTTGAACGCGACCTCGAAAGCCTCTCGCCCGTAAAGAGGATCGCCATCGTCGTTCACCCCGAATTTCACTTTATCCCTGAGTTCTCGGAAGAGAGCGAAAAGCTGGAAGAACGTGGCTTCGAACTGCTGCAGCCGCCCGTTTCTGTCGGCTCGCACAAGGCGTTCATTCTGCCGCTCAATCTCTCTTTGCTGTGTGGCTATCTCGGTTGACTGCAATCGCAGTGTCGCAATGACGCCGATCACTGCAGCCGCGGAGAAAGCAGCATTAAGGGCGCCAAACGAGTCGCCCCACTGCCCGAGCACCGCCATGTCCACCTCGAAACCCCATCGAGCGAGTGCCAAGTGGAGCATTGTCCAGAGGAGCCAGGCGCCTATGACAATCAGTGCCAAGTTTACAGGTACGCGCATTTTCACCCCATCAAGTTTCTTCGGGGTATACATTGGAATCAACCTAAAGGCGATATTTCGAATTGCCTGCCGGGCTCACAATGTGCTCAATATCTGTTCGGGAAGGCCGCCAGCGGCAACTGGGTGTACCCCCTGAAAGGGCGAATGGAGCGGCGGGGACTTGAGCCATGGAATTGACCTGGTCGAACATAATTTTCGAAGCGTTGAAGCTTCTTCTCCAGTTTGCAGGCGCGTTGTTCATCACTTGGCGGGCGGTTAAGTGGGCGCTGCGCCGCTACAAAGATGAAAAACATTGGGAGCGAAGGCTTGGGGCCTATTCCGATCTGACCACTGCGCTGGGAACTCTCCTGAATGTTCTGGGCGAGTGGGAGGATCAGGAGATAACGGATCGGGGACCGCGCGGCACAACGCAGGAAGAACTGCGGAGCGCATATTGGGGTGCGCGAAAAAAGCTTGAGGAGGCCCACAGTACCGCAATGTTGCTGCTACCTCCAACCGTCGCCGAACGTATTAAGACGCTCGCGCAGTCTCTTTCCCGCAATGACGATGGAGACCATGCTTCCTTCGTCGATAAAATTGATGGTGAGTGGCAACTGGTCGTCAGCGCTAGAGACGAGATTGTTAGGCTCGGGCGCCTCGATCTGCAGCTTGAATATGCCATCCCGGGTGTAGCCTCACGAGGCGATGGCTCGTCGGCCGTTAAGCCGACCCTATAACGTTTTCCTTCACCCATTGCCGATACCGCTCAAGTACCGGCGCCGCATCCTCTCCCGTCGACCGCCTGTAGGCCTCCTGGGTGGGGGTATGGGTGAAAGCCCAGCCAAGGGCCTCCATATGTGCAGCGGACCGGACAAGGGTGTGGCCGTCGCGCCCATACCTTTCCGTCGTGGCGGTGGCGCCTGTATGCAGGTCCATTGTGGTCGGCGCGGGGGTGATCATGCTACGCTTCTCCGAAGGTTCACCAACTCGCCGTCTTTCGGCTTCGGCGGCCAAGGCTCTGCCGCGATCTTGCTGATGATGACCGGCATGATGTCGATGATTTGGGCAGTGGGACGACGCTCTGCCCATTCGAGAAGATCAAGCTGTTTCATGCCGCACCTCGCTTTTCGATCATACCTTCTATCTCGTAGGGGGAGAGATTACCGCCGAGCAGCATCTTTAGGGCGGCGTCCATATGCGCGCGGGAAACGCCAAGCCGCGTGAGGAATGCCCTGCCTTCTGCGGGCGACGACGGCACCGGATAGGCTTCGAACATGCTCTCGCGCGTATTCGTATCCCTTTTATCTTCCTCAGCAGCAGAGCCATGTGGTTGTGCCTGTGCTTCTGGATCTGAATATGAATCTGATTGTGGTTGTGGTTGTGGTTGTGGATGCTTAGGCCCGGCTTTATCCCGGCTAAAGCCCGGCTTTTCTGAAACCCGCGGGCGCCCACCCCGTCGGCCAGCTTCCGAACGCTTCTTGTGGGTCGCTTCCGACTGCGCGCGAAGAGCTTCAAGGCGGGGATGCCGCCAGTCATCGGCGAAGAGCGTCCAGATTGCTTCCTTGACGAAATCCCACCGCTCGGCAGCGCATTTCGCTATGCGAGCCAGACGCTCGTCATCGCACGGAAGCCGGCCATGCTGCCACAGATGCATCTTGAGCAGCGCATAGGCGCCATACTCTTCCGCATTGAGATGGGAAGTCTCAGCCAGTTCATCGCCGACATAAACTGGCATCCAGGGTAGGTGCGTCATCCATGTGCCTTTCGGTAAACGCGCATACGCTCGGCCCAGGCGATCGCCTCGCAAGCCTCGACGGCTGAGAGACCGAACCGCTCTTTCAGCGCCGGCACGATGGGGTGGGGAGGCTCGCGAAGATCCGCGAGCCAGTGGGCGGCCTGCTCGACCGCGGCGGAGTGTTGATGTTCGGGAGGGGTGGTGATGCTCATTCGTCATCCTCACCGTCGTCGGGCTCATAGTGCATGCCCGCCAGCTCATGGATCATCTCGATTTGATAGATCGAGAGAGCCATCTGGATCGCGAGGACGGTTTCTCCGCCGGTCAAGCCGCGCTCATAGCTGGCGCAGTTCTTAAGCAGGTCGTGTAGCGTCTCGCTGCCTCGCTCAAGAAAGCTGCGAAGGCCTTCGACGATTTCAGCGGCGGCGTCCGAAACCCGCGTCCGGTTAGCGAAGTCGCCTTCTGGATCGGGGCCGAGGATGTAGGGCTCGTTCATGCCTTGCCCTCCAGCTTCGCCTTGAGGGCATCCCAGCGTTTCTGCAGGTCGTTGAACTCGTCGATGATCTCGAGTTCGGCCGGTGTCCGCTGCTCCTGCTCGTGCTCGATCTTTTCCAGCAGGTAGAGGACGGGCTCCAGCCGCCTCTTCGCGCTGCCAAGCAGCCATGACATTTCGCTGGCTTCGTTATCGTGGACCTCGCCCTCGGAAAGGCGCTGGCTGAATAGCCGCATGATCGTCACGGCGTCGTAGGTGTTTTCAATGAGTTCCTTGGTGACGGTGATCATTTCAGCGCCTCCATGACTTCTTCGACGCGTTCTTCGGCGGCCAGCAATTTGCTGTCCATCTCGCCGACCACCGCTTGGATCGCGTTAGTGGCATCCTTGGTAAGGCCAGGGTGGGAGGCGGCCATGAAGACTGCCTCGTTCAGGTATCTGACGGTGGCGAGCAAATCGATGATATCGCCAAGCTTGGAAGCGGTGCTCATATTGCAGCCTCCTTCAGGAATGCGTATGCGGCCCTGACCATACGATCAGCAGCATCGCAACCGTACACACCATCCTCTTCAGTGAGTGATATCCGAAGGGCCTCGACGGCGCCCTCAAACGTGGCCGCCGGCGTGTCCCACTCCGAGAGTGTTTGCAGATGAGGACCGTAGGTTTCGTCTGCGATCTTGCTCCAGTCGACATCGCCCACGGCAAGCGCGTTGAAGTCCAAAAGCCCACGCTGATAGAGCCTTATGGTTTGGAGGAGCGGGTCTGGTGCAACCGGCCCGGCCGTGGTATTCGTTACCTCGTTCATTTTCATATCCTTCGTGGGGATGATGGAACCAAGGTCCGGAAGCGCGCCAACGCTTGCCGGGCCATTTTCTTTTGCGGGCACGATGATCATGCCGCGTCCTCCGTGAAGAACGCGACGAGCTTACTGCGCTCAACGACCCATCGGCTTCCCACCTTCTTGGCGGGAAGCTTGCCGGTGCTGAGCAGATGGAAGGTGACCCGGGCGGATCGACCGATAACCTTCGCGATTTCTTCAGCGCCCCAGACAAGATCGATTTTCTCCGATGCCGTATCCATTGGTAATCCTCTGTTAATAGCCGTGTGTCATTGGTGCGGCATGAGAGTGTGTGGCATACGTGCGGCATTGCTGTCAATACCTTCGTGTGGCATTGGTGAGGCATGGCAAGAGACGATTTACATTTTCGGCTGCGTATCCCCGAGGATTTGAAGCGCCAGATTGAACAGCAGGCTGAGCGCAACGCGCGCAGCATGACTGCGGAAATCGTGCAGCGGCTGGAAGAATCTTTCAGGGAGCCGCTGATCCTCCCGACCGCGCTTCGCGAACGCATTAAGATGTACGCGGAGCGCAATGACCGGACAGCGAACGAAGAAATATTGCGGCTTCTAAATCGTGAGTTTCCCGTTCAATGGCCTGCTTCGGAACGGCTCGAATACTTGGCTGATCTCCTCGGAATTATTAAAACTGGGGCCTCGGACGAGCACATCAACAATTTTACCGCTGCCGTAGAGGAAACCCTGGATGGAATAGCATCCGGTAGGGTTACCGGCCTCGAAGAGGATGCACGAAAACGCCTTCTCGCTCTGTGGAAGGATTATAAAGAACGTGAGGACTGGGAGGCTTATGAAGCCGCGAAAAGCGCTGTGGACGACCTTGATCTCGAAGAAGTCGAATCGCTTGAGCGGAACGGAACAACAGAGAAATTTGCGGAGCGCCCGATCAAAAATCCGTATGGTGATGATGATGACGGAATTCCCTTCTGA